ATGAATGAAATCAAATCTAAATAATGAAAATATCTGATTTACATAAGGCATTTAAAGTTCTCATGGATAAGAATTCAGAGGCAGTCGCTTTCGGTGGCTGCCCTGCATTCCTTCCTGAAGAAATAGATTTGTTTCTTAATTAGGCTTATATAGAAGTAATATGTAATAAGTATACTGGTAACAATACTATGAAAGTAGGATTTGAAGGTGCCGTTAAACGTATTGCTGATTTATAGAAGTTAATTAAGACAGATACTGCACAACCTTTAGTATATCCATACTCTAGCTCTAATGTGCTTACTTTATCTAATTTCTTTAAAGACAACCAAGAACTTAAGAGAATGTTCTATGTAGATTGTGTATTACACTTCAATGATGAAGTTGCTATATGTACACTTATAGATCACGAAAAGGCTAAAGGATTCTTATAGACATATAATAATATGCCTTGGATAGAAACCCCTGTAGCAGTATTAGAAGATAATACACTGAAGATATATATAGATCCTATACGTATGTCTGCTGATACTTATACTGCTGATATTACTTATATTAAGTATCCTCAGAATATAAGCTATACAGACTACAATAAGGATATCACTGAGGTTCCTGATTACATATTAAATGAAGTAATTGATAGAGCTGTAGAAATAGCATTAGAGACTATAGAATCTCAGAGAACACAGACTAAAGTACAACTTGATAGCTTGAATGAATAATGAGTCCACGTGAAATGCAAATAGAGGTAGAAAGAAGACTATAGCTAATTAGTCCTACATTGGCTATTGATAATAAACTACCATCTGATACTATATTATCATTTATTAATGAAGCTGTCGATAAGTTCTGGAAGACTAGATATTCAGGTATCAATTTCAAACAAAGAGGCTTCGAGTAGGACTAGAAACGTACTGATGATTTACGTACTTTGGTTACAAAGCACACTTATAAAGATATTGGCATTACTAAGGTTAATCAAGAAACCTATACAGTTACCTTACCTGACGATTATGTAATACTATTAGGTGATACAGCGGGTATAGCCCCTGCAGATGGTATTACTAATGATTGTTGGGAGAAAGACTCGAAAGGTAACTATAAAGTTAAGTATAGTGATACTATAGAAGGTACTATTGAAACTGTAGACAGAATCAAAGAAAATTCATTATCAGAGTATCATCTAAAGTACACTAAAGCTAAACCTATCAAACTCATGTAGGATAATACTATTACTTTATATACTGATGGACAATATAAAGTAGCTGAGTATACTATTGAGTATTTAAAGAGACCTAGTAGAGTAACATTAGTAGGTACACCTACAGATGAATACACAGACCTTCCTGCTCATACTCATATGGAAATTGTAAAGATGGCTGTGCAACTTATATTAGGTACTTTACCAAACTATAATGTTTATTCCAACGAAGTAAATACAATGGAATAACATAACAAGAAAGCGCTTACCAACGTGGAAATCAAACTTTTATAAGATGAGTTACACTGAAATTTTAAACTCGGAAATTTCTAAATCTAAGAATGTAATATATAAATTTGTTAACTTGATCAATAACAAGGTTTATATAGGACAAACTAGAAAACAACTTAGAGAACGTTTAGCGCACCATGTGTGGCAAATGAATAGTAGCCCTTCTTATTTTCACAAAGCTCTTGCTAAATATGGATTATCGAATTTTGACATTTCTATATTAGAGACATGTGAAAATCCAGAAGATTTAAATGGCTTGGAAGTCTATTGGATAGATTATTATAAATCTACAGATAGAGATAAAGGCTATAATTTAACTTCTGGCGGTTCTAATATTGTCTATAATCATAATAATAGACATTACGTTGAAACTGAAGAAACTAGAAAAAAACGTTCTGAATCTGCCAAAAAGAAATGGAAAGATCCTGAATATAGAAAAAGATACAAGAAAAGTAGAAAAGAATATATTGAGGTTGTAAAACTTTCTTTAGATGGTAAATTGATTGAAATATATCCAACATTTACTGATGCAGAGAAATCCCTGTATGGACATAAAAATAGTCCTTTATGGTACGCTCTAAGAAAATGTAAGAAGACCAGTGTAGAGTTAGAAGGTTTCAAGTGGATGTTATTAAAATCTTATTTAACAAGTTAGGAAAGTAGAAAGTAAGCGGATTTAGACTAAGCGCTTAATATGTCTAATTTTAAAATTTAATTTATATGATCCAAAGTGTTCATACCGTATTAATCGGTAAGAAATGTCCTGCATCCTACACTACTGTAGATGCTCTGGCTGCTGGTGATGTAGCTTTATTTGACCAAAATAAATCTTTGATCACTACTGCTGCTAAGGCTGCTGAAGCTTCTTCTTTGTATGTAGGTGTTGCTGGCGAAAAAGTAAATGTTACAATGCCTGATGGTAGTGTAGCTCAGAAAGCTAACATTGAGTTCTCTAATGAAATTCAGAAAGCTTCTAAACCGTCTGCAGTAATTGGTGAGCATGTTGAACCGACTGAAGAAAAGATTACTATTACTTTAACTGATGCTACTATTGTAGCTGGTCACCGTTATGTACTTCGTATTTATTATAAGGATATCTACGAAGCTGTTTGGCAATTTACTCATACTTATGAAGTATATGCTGAAACTGCAACTGCTTCTGATTTAGCTTCTGCTATCGTAAAGAAAATTAATGCTCACAAGAATCGCCGTGTACAGGCTTCTGCTAGTGCTGCAGTTATTACTTTGACTGCAATGGCTAAAGATGATAACGAAGGTGTTGATTCACTGAATGAATACAGCGTTGTATCTATGGAAGCTTCATTGTATGAAACTGTTCCTGGTGCCCTGTTAGCCAACCAACCGAAAGCTGTTCCGGGTGCTGTTATTGCTAAGACAGCAGGTAATCCTGGTAAAGGCTACTGGAAACAAGTTCGTGACGAGGAAGTTCGTAACATGGGTTATAAAGGTCACGTATTTACTGGTGCTTATCCTACTGTTGAACAGGCTCGTAAGGTAGTTGAAGGTACTCAGTATGACTATGCAACTATTGAAAATGACAACTTGTATCTGAGCAATGATAACCAATACATCAAGACTACTCCGCTTACTACGGAAGTTTATTGTCCTGATATGGTTGGTTCTATCGTTGACAAAGGTATTCAGTCATTTATCAAAGGTGAAACTGTAGCATAATAAATAATATTTCAGTGTGCTGACAAAGGGCTATGGGGCTAAATAGCCCTGTAGCCTTTTTTATTTAAATATATATCATGAAAATAATTGGAATTAAAAATATAGATGATACTCTAGTAATCTCTTTAGATACTAAATTACCTGATACAGTGTCAGAGGACTTATATTTATATATAGACACACTGGATAACTATACTAAGCGTAATTCAGATAATTCTGAAGAACATTCATATTCTGTACTGTTAATAAGTGCCGAAGAAGGAGATGTAACTAATATCAGTGAAGATAGGTATCATATTACATTAGATGCTACATCACCATTTGCTAGTGCATTTACTGTAAGTATAGAAGACTCTACTGTATTCTATTACGATAGAGAAGAATTGTACTATAAGCAGATAGATTTACTTTGTACAAGCTGTAGTACTTGTTTAGATGATCAATAGAAAGATCGTATAATGTTATTTATACTTAAGTATAACTTATTGCAATATGCTATAGAACATGACATAATGAATGATGCAGTTCAATACTACAAAGATATTGCAAGAATGTTAGGTATATGTATTAATAACAGTATATTCAATGATGGTCACTTTGACTGTAATCGTTGCAAGAAAGTAGTTAATAGCTGTTGTAATTGCAAAAATGGGTGTTGTTCGTTATGTTAACTAAAGAGATATATAAAATAGGAGCCAGTAAAAACTTACTTACTAAGTACAATATAGAGTATGATAAGTGTGATATAAAGAGTATAGCTTGTGCTTCATATATCGCTAACTTACTTGACGGTGATTACCCATTGACTCAAGTACAGATAGATAAGTTAGAATAGCTTATTAACTGCCTTGTACAACCTAGTAGGTATTGGTATGGTAATGATTAGGAAATCATTAGACCTATACTATTAGAGAGAGAGCTAAATACTAATTTTGGTTTAGAGACCGTTAATGGTCAACTTATAATTTGTGAACAATGACTCCAGAAGAATTAGAGAAATAGGTACTAAAGAATACTGTAGCTATTAAGACTGTATCAGATAGCTTAGTAAACTATGTTTAGAATTAGTATTTAGATAATACTAACAAGAATGTATCAGCTAACACATCTGATATAGAGAAGTTACGTAATGACTTAGGTGATATATAGAGTTAGATTAACTTACAGAACCGTATTGAGTATCTAAAGGATACTAATATAGTAGATGCAACTAAGTTAGACTTATTACAGTATGATGGTAATAGGTGGTCCAATGTAGCTGCTAATAAAGTAGTTACAGGTTTATTAGGTAAGTTAGTTGATTTATAGGATGTAAAAGTAGAAGATGTTCGTAATGACGAAGCCTTAGCTTGGGACAGTGAATTACAAAAGTGGACTAATAAGAATCTGAATACAGAGATATACGATGATATATTCATAAGTAAGATTAAACCGGATTCTACACCACATGAAGTATGGTTTAAAGATTCAGCTGTATTTGGTCAAGAAGGTTTTGCATCAGGTCTTACTGGTTTTGGTGGTAAGATTGATAAATGGGGTCATGCCGAATTAGATAGTCTTACATTACGTAGATTCCTTGAAGTACCTGAACTTAGATATAATCGTGTAGAGATACAGTTAGGTGACAAATGGAATGCTCCTGGTGCAGGTGTAATTGAAAGCGTAGAGCAATTAGATTAGTATACTGGTACTATTACTTTGAAACTAGAGGAAGGTGAGTATGGTGCAGTATCAATGGGTGACCTTTGTATGGGTATCTTCCACTCTGAGAACACTGTAGAGAATGCAGAAAGTGATGAAGATGATGGTATGGGTAATAGAAAGTTTGCAGGTTTCTATACTGTTTACTTTGAAGTTACTAACATACTTGATGCTCAAAATAAGAAATTTGGTTATAAGCTTAGACCTGTAGATGAATATTGGACTATGACTTATCATCCGTGTGCACAAATGAATTTCGTAGCATATGGTAATAAGACTAATGTAGACCGCCAAACATCTTGCTATTCAACTCGTACTTATACACGTTACTTAGTTAACCAAAATACTTGGGACTAGAGAGCTAATAACATTGCAATGCAATTCGGTGACTTAAGTAATCTGAACATATTTGGTTATGAAATGGAAGGATATTCCGCATACCTTAATTCAGTGTATTTCACCGGTAAGATTACTCAAGTAAAACCAAGTGGTGAAGAAGTACTTTATGCTAATGATAGAGGTGCTTGGGAACCAAATACTCATTATGACTATTATGATAGAGTAAGTGTATTAGGTTACTTATGGTTATGTGTTAATGACAATGGCTCTGATACTAAACCAAGTGAAGATAACCCTGATTGGTTAATGCAAGTATCTAAAGGTGACCAAGGTGAAGGTCTTATATTACGTAGATCTGAATGGAAACCTAGAGTAGAGTATTGCAATGAAAGTGAGGTATCTCCTACAGTACAACCGCTACGTTATCTAGATATAGCCTTAGTAAAGGATTTAGGAGCGGAAACTGGTTACAAAGTATATAAGTGTATATATACTAGAAATAACGGTAAACATACTTCTAATAATGACAATGCTCCTGGAACAGCAGGTGGAGCTGAATACTGGGAAGAATTAGCTTAGAATGTAGATAGTATCTATACTGACCTAATTATAGCTAAGAATGCTAAGCTTGATTTTATGACAGGTAATGCATTACGTGTTGGTTACTATACTGGTAATACAGTTAATGACTTCTAGGTAGTAGCTGGTATAACTGGTGAGGGTGGCACTAATGGAGATGCTATTAGAATATGGGCTGGTACTACTGAGGAGAATAGAGCTAATGCAGACTTTAGAGTAACTCAAGCTGGTAAACTATACGCTAGTAATGCAAACATAGAAGGTAATATTACCGCTTCTACAGGTACACTTGGTACTCTATATTTGACTGGTTATATTGATGGTACTAATGGTGGCAGTGATGGTATGATGCTATTTCCTAACCATATAAAATTCAAACAAGACTATAGAGAACTGATATTGGGAACTGTTAGTAGTTTAGGATTTGGTTACTTTGGTAGAATGACTTCTAATGCTACAGATTAGTACGTATACAATAATGCTGGTTTGTATATGGACTTGACAGGCGGTTTAAACAATAACCTTGCTATGTATGGTAATGGAGATATATCTATGAATGGCAACGTTGTTGGTTATAGTTATCGTGTTGCAGAATTTACTGAAGCTAGTAATACAATTCAACGTTAGACATATGCTAGTCGTATGCTAATAGTAGCACCATATGGTTCTTGTATGATTGGTCTACCAGAATATAGTATAGTAAAATCTAAATTAGGTATAAATTAGGATAATTGGACTGTATCAATGACAATCACTTATGTACCTACTGCTTCTTCTCCGAATGTAAGAATATATGGTAGATAGAATAGTAGTACTAATTAGTAGTATCCTATCTTATATAATCAAAATGGTGGTAGAATAGAATACGTTGATATTAACCAAGGAGATACTTTTACTTTTACACTAATTAAAGAATATGCTAGTAGATATTACGCGATGATAGAAAATCTTTCTTATTAATGAATAATAGATTATGAAAATAAATTTTGCACAACTGGAAGTATATACAGACATTAAGAAAACTAATAAGGTCTGCGCTGATGTTAGACAGCAATTAGGTGAATTATTGTATGAAACAGGTAGTGGTATTAAACTGCACTCTCTGGCACTAAAGATTTATAATTCTGAAGGTGAAACAGAATATGATGCTGAAGAAGTTAATATCATTAAACAGTATATAGAACAATATTGTAAGCCTGCCTTTATTGATGCTATCATCGAGTTAACTAAAGTATCAGAAGAAATTAAAACAGACGAAGTAAAATGATAGTAAAAGGAGTTAAAATAAGTGAACTCGAACTTAGAGATAAACTGACTGGAGAGGAAATGATTCCTTTCCAAGATCAGTTATCTAACGGAAAGATGGACATGAAATCAATTATAGGTTATTTTGAGGAAATGTCTGATCAAGAAGTTAATCTCTAGAGTTTGGTAAACATCAAACAGTATGTAAGCAATAGTAAAGAGCTAGAGTTTGTATCATCTAATGTAGGTGATGTATACTTCAATACTGGTGATAAGAAGTTATATGTGTATCAGGAAGGTGGTACATGGGCTACGACTGACCCGTCTAAATATAGAATGTATGTAAGACTGGATAAGAATGAATATGGTCGTACTAATATCATTCATAGATGGGATGGTAATAATATGACTGTTGTCTCAGAGCATCTGTCTATCGGTGAAGAGGAAGGTACAGCTTATGAAGGTTCTAAGGGTAAACAAGTTAGAGATGACTTAGATGCTCTTAATGCAACTATAGATAAGTATCCAGCTAAGTTAGTTAGTGGTATATTAGACCCTAATTACAGCGATAGTTCTGTTGACTTAAGATATAGTTTCTATGACCGTATTAGTGATACTAACTCAACAGGTACTAAGACAGTTAACTGTGCTAGTTAGAGTAATGCTGGCTTTATGGCTGCTGCAGATAAAGTAAAGTTAGATGTTACTTTACCTAATGATATAAAGGCAGAAGAGGATGCTAGAAAGGCTGCAGATAGTACTTTACAGGGCAATATAGACAGTTCTAGCAGTGACCTGAACAGTAAGATTACTGCAGAGACAGAACGTGCTACACAGGCTGAAAACACTATTACAACTAACTATAAGGCAGCTGATTCAACTCTACAATCTAATATAAATAATGAAGCTACTGCAAGATCTGAAGCAGATGCTGCATTAGATAGTAAGATAAGTAAAGAAGTTAGTGACAGAACTCAAGCTGTTAGTACACTTCAAGGTAGTTTAGATACAGAGATTGCTAGAGCTACTAAAGCTGAACAAGATATTACTAGTGCATATGAAGCAGCAGATACTACACTGCAGAACAATATTAATGCTATTAATAACTCTAAAGGAGTAGCTAATGGTATTGCTACATTAAATTAGAACGGATTAGTACCTTCAAGTCAATTGCCTTCATATGTAGATGATGTAATTGAAGTTAGTACTTTTAGTGCATTACCTAATACAGGTGAATCTGGTAAGATATATATTACTCAGGATACCAACCTTACTTATAGATGGTCAGGTACCGCATACGTTGAAATATCTCAATCATTAGCATTAGGTGAAACTAGTTCTACTGCATATGCTGGTGATAAGGGTAAAGCGACTACTGACAAACTTAACAGAATACCTAATAAACTTATTGTTGATACTAATGGTGTTACGTATAACGATCCAGACAGTGTTGTACTGAAATATACCTTCTATAAACAGCAAGAACAGGAAACTAGTACTAATATTCATACAATCAATGCAGCTACTACAGCTACACCGGGTATAATGACAGCGGCGGATAAGACTAAGTTGAATAAGATGTTAACTAACGGAGATGGTTCTAAGTACTTATCTGATAATGGAGTTTATAACACTATAGTAGCAGATACAGCCGAAACAGTAAAAACTACAGAAGTTATACCTGTAGCAGGAGGGCCATTAGCTACATTACTTAATAATGCTGGTATTACTACAATTAGTACTGATACTAGTATGCAAGACTTATTTATGTAGCTATTTACTAAGGAGTTATGGCCTACAAATCTTACATTCAAAGAAGGTACCATTACAACCAGTATAAGTGCTCCCACAATGACGTTGAGTAATAGTGGTTTAGTAGAAGTAGGTACTACTATTACAGTATCGAATATCTCTATTGCGGCTACTTCTCGAAATACTACGAATCGTACATATAGCGGATTTACTTATGGATATTCTTCTGCTAATGATAATACTAGAGACAACTCAAGTACATCTATAACTATTTCAGCTTAGAATATTACATCAAATAATGATCCTTATAGTCTGAAGCGTACTATTAACGGAAATGCTGTATCAGCTAATGCTAATGCAGATTATACTTAGGTTACTCTTGATAGTACTACATTTAATGCTATTGAAGGTACTAATACAGTAAAAGCAGAAACTACCGGTACTAAGTATCACTGTACATTTGGTGCTATACCTGTTTATTATGCATGTAGTAATCTTGGTAAGACAAGCGAAGATCATAAGTCCACTGCTAAAGATGCAGCTACTGTAACGAGCGGTATTCCGTCTAATTCTAAGTCATTAACAGTAACAGGAGTATATCCTTACTATACCAATAAGGACGATATTACTACCTTTGCTAAGTTAGCGTTGACATCTAATAAGACATTAGATATTACATATGTAGCTGAAACCGCAAGTAATAAACACGCATTTAAATTACCTGCTAAATTTAATGTAAGTAAGATTACTCTGTTGAATACGTTGAGTGGTAACTATGAAGACTATGATGTAAGTAAGTTCACAGTAACTACTGAGAATATAGATGTACAGGGTACTCCTGTATCTTATAAAGTATATACGCGTAATGATGGAACTAATGGTTCGTCTTCATTTAAAATCACATTTGCATAATTATGAGAGATAAAGGAACATTTAATTTTAGTGGTAATCTTGAAGTAAAAAAAGATGCCCCTCTTGAAGCTAGATCATTGGTTAACTCTTATGCAGACTTGACAAAGCCAGAAACCTGGACAGACGAAGAAGGTGGAGTATGGACATATAGTTTCATGAACGTTACATGTAAAGATAGACCTGGTAAGATATATCAACTAATAGGATCTGATTATACTGAAGAATCTAATTGGAAAGAAATAGGTAGTTCATCCAGTGGTGGTATTGAAGATGCTCCAGCAGATAATAAAATATACGGTCGTAAAAATAACGACTGGACCGAAGTAATTTCCAGTGGTGGAAATTCTGGTACTTTTGTACTTGAGACTGCAGCTGCAGATCAGTTAACAGATACTGAGTATAATGACTTAAAAGATGCTATAGAAGCTAATAAGATTATTATAGCTGATTTAGGTTTGACTTTAGGTATAATAGCTCAGATATATCAACCTTGTTTTGCAGCTACCTATGACAGCGGTAGTAATAGAATTGTGCTCAGCTTAACACAAACTACTGGAACTGTAAGTAGTAGTAAAGATACTAGAAGATTAGTAGTATGTGATATTATCATCTCAGGTAGTACTGACCATATCGTAGGTAGAGATAATTATAATTTAGTTAATGAAAATCAAGTACTTACATTTGGTTAGACTAAAGAATATACTCCTACTACTGTTTATAGTCCTGCTACTAGGAAGTATGTAGATGATAATAGATACGGTAAGACATTCGTTGTTTCAGCTGTAAATAATTTCTTAACTAATCGTAAAGAAACTGGTTCAGCTGCTGAAACAGCTACTAATAATATATTTGGTAGTAAGGAAAGCTTCCGTGCTGTAGTAGATGATATTATCTCAAATCATACTAGATACTATATACATGTAGATGGTGATGCTAACAACTGTATAGAATTAGGTTGTGTGAATGCCTGGAAGAATGCTGATAGCAGTACGTACCAATTACATTTCATTATGACTTATTATACAGGTAGTACATTGTACACTAAGAGAATTAGTATTAACTCAGATAATAGTGCAGATAATGCATTTATAGAGATAGCTGACTTAGTTAACTCAGATAATATCAATGTAATGACTAAGAAGACTACATCTGAATATAATAGTCTGAGTAAGAATGATAATACCGCTTATTTTGTAGTAGATTGATATGGTAGATAGTGATTTAAAAGTAGGTTCAAGCAATGCTGAAGGTGTCTATGTAAAAGACACCTAGTTGCTTTAGTTTGATTGGAGTAAGCTGTTTAATAATGTAGCTTTCCTTCCACCTGACTAGAGTGATATTGTGACTATACCTTTGTTTATAGCTAATTTTAGTAGTTAGCCTATTAGATTAACTAGACCTGTCTTAGGATACGACGGTGAGATTGCTCCTCACTATATAGACTGGTATAGTATTGCTAACTACGGTGGAAAAATAATTTACACATTAAAGAACAATGGAGACAAACCTGTTAAAGTACATTAGTTAATTACCAAAGTAGAAGGCTATTCTGACACTGAGGTTAAGACAAGAACTATTGATGCTCAAGGTATTATTGATAGCTTTAATACTGCTGGATGGTTAACCTTTGTTCCAATTTACATTATTTTTGATGCAGAATAATTATGATTACTATAGGATCTAATTTAATAAACTCTGTCATATAGTTTAATCCCAATTTATTTGAAGGTAACATTGGTTACTTTAAGATAGCTGAAACCTCATACAGATTTAATAGATGGACTGTAGGTTAGTTAGAAACGTAGCGTGAATTACCTGCAGGACTTGTAGATTTTTAATAAAAGTGGGGGGGGGTGATTACCCTCACCCTTAACACTAAAGATATGAAGAATATATTTATAGGAGATAAGAAAGTAACTAGAGATAGTATTCTGGACAAAGACAGGGCAAATAGAAAAATGGTATCTCTTAGAGGAGAAGGCTTTGATGAAGACCATTGGTATCCTTGTGACTTTGATGCAGATCCTAATGTAGCTACATTTCCTTTACACCTTATTATTCACAATACTCTAAATACTGACTCACAAGGTGATGCTAAGCCATCTTGGGCTACAAATTCAGGAGGATTTGCTCTATATGTAAACATGGAAGTCGGTGGTGCAGGATGGGGATAGTTGTATATTGACTAGAAACTAAATGCTTATACTGCCACGTGGGGTGGAGATTCTGCAGTAGGTTCTATGCATCAGGTTCAAGAACTATCTAAATTTATTATATATCTTAGAGGTGGTGCTAACTATTACTATACTTGTGATTGTGAATCAACTAATATAGTAGCTCATAATAGTTCTTATACAGTTGAATATGGACATGATGGCGGTTCACAAACATTTGATGTTTAGAGTTCTTAGGGTAATTTACTTGAGTATTTTACCTATGATGTGAACACTTGTCTCTGGAGAGCTAAGAACTATGGTTTAGTAAATTCTAATGAGTTTAACTTTACTGATCCTAATATTGAGTCTATATGGATTAATTACAGAACTATGAGTGGTAATAATAATGGTAACATATTAGACTATAGATTAGGAAACGGTACTGCATCAACGAGTGGATATGCTGGACTATATGCAGCTGCATTCTATAAAGAATCTGATATTAGGTTAAAGTCAGATATAAAGCCATTAGAGCATACTCTAGAATAGATATGTGATATACCGACTATAGAGTTCAATATGTATGATAAACATCAGATAGGTACTATTGCATAGAACTTAGAGGAACACTTCCCTGAGGTAGTAAGGACTGATAAAGACGGTATTAAAGCTGTACAGTATGATATGCTTGGTGTAGTAGCTATAGAAGGTATTAAACTACTTAAGCAAGAAATTGAAGACTTAAAGAAACAAGTGGAGGAGTTGAAGAATGGAATGTGCAACTCAGGAAATGATATACAATAAGACAGGACAATATTCTGTAGAGGGGGGGGCAATGCTCTACCTTCCAAAGCAGAAATACAAACTAATGCTCCTGGATGTACAATAAACAACTCATACGCCGATAATGAATTAGTTGGCATATCTGATATATCTTTATAGAACTACTATCCTATTGTAATAGTATATGGTAGTTTCTAGATAAGTCTTAATTCTAGCACTATATACGGTGGTGGTTCTATTGTTAATAATATACTTAGAGCTGAAAACAAAGAGTAGGTATTAGATGTATATAATTTAAATTCTTCAAGTGGTGTACTACTTATATCTTTTTCTTATTTAAGTGGAGCAAGTTCAGATGCAGATTTTATTAAAATTTCAAATATGACTATAGATCACAGTCATATTTTAGATTACACCAATCTTAGTACTGAGAAACAGAAGTATCTTATTACGGACACAAAAGAAGCAGGTGAATCAACTGGGTTCGTTTATTTTACATTAGAAACAGGATTAAAAATACAATTAAAAATTAATTTACATCCAACAACATAATATGGAATCAACAAACGAATTAGTAACAAAAGCAGAAGCTAGTGCTGAGGGTTTGAGTGTAGATTCTACTAATGAATGCCTTACTAAGGCAGAGTTTAATGCAAATCTACCAACCCCCCCCCAGTATGACTTAAGGATTGTCAATGGGCATCGTGAGATTATCTACATAAACAATACAAGCGACGAAGATAAGGTTATCACTATTAATAGTTCTAGATTCACTGTTAAACCTAAGTAGGTACTAATGCAAGGATTCTATTCCTATACTGCATTATCTGTTTATGCAGGTAGTAACTTCACAGCCAATGTATCCTATTGTGCTAACTTCAATAGTTCAATTGCATCTACAGGCTTATTTAACTATAAATACAGTTATACTGCCGGACAAGTTATTGTATCTGAGTCTTCAGGTGAATAGAACTATACAACGTTGCTAATTCACATTATATCGTAATATGAATCCGTACTTAGCACACATGACAAACAGGGAACTGTTAGAACAAATATATTTACTATTACTTCAGATTAACGTTAAGGTAAGTGAGATAGATAATGATGCCAAAACATTTGGTATGAACTTAGCTGCTGACTTAGTTGGTAATATGTTAGATGATTAGTCAGTGAGTAGTAGAAAAACTAATAATGAATAATATGAAATACTTTAGTATTAAGGAAATGACAAAGTCTAATACTGCAACAGCTGAAGGTATAGATAATACTCCAGATTAGACTATAAAGAATAACCTTATAAAGCTGATAGAGGCTGTTTTAGACCCTTTAAGAGAGTGGTATGGTAAACCTATCACAGTTAACTCTGGATATCGTTGTGAAGCTTTAAATAAAGCAATAGGTGGTGCTAAGTCAAGTCAACATATGTTAGGAGAAGCTGCGGACATTACTGTAGGCAGTAAGGAAGAGAATGAAAAACTATTCGACTATATAAAGGATAATTTAGAATTCGATCAGTTAATAAATGAATCTGACTTCTCATGGGTTCATGTATCATATAGAGAAGGGAGATTGCGTAAACAAGTTTTGGAGTTATGAAAACAATCTTGTATCAACCTATATTTATAAATCCATAGGCATACTTTGTATTCCCTTCTTTGTATAATATAGAGAAGGGAGATTCGTTTATAGAGCCTGCTAATATTACTGGGTAGCTTATCATTAATACTCTTACAGATGATCCTACTTTAACTCCTATAATACTTACTGTAAAGGATAATAATTAGGTTGACTTTAGTATCTTTGCAGGTAAACATATACGTATTAGTTAGTATACTGATGAAGGTGCTGTGGTATTAGGTGAATGGGAGTTGCCTGCTAATACAAATACTATCGAGAAACAAGAATAAACAGAAGATAATACAATTGAATTAATTAACTATGACAAGACAAGAAAATCCTAATTTTGTAGCATCTAAGTATGCTCCAAATCCTAAAGAAGTTTCATACTGGATTGACTTATCATCAGATACTACAGGTAATGTAATTAAAAGCTTTGATGGTAAGCAGTGGATACCCACTAACTACAAAGAGAATACAGACCAGTCTGAACGTATAGATGAACTTGATGCTAGTTTAGCATCTGAGATTAGTAGAGCTAAATCTAAGGAATAGCAACTTGAGAATGCTATCAACGATGTAGATAGCACTCACTCTACTGATATACAGGAAGTAAGAGAGTCTATTAATGAGTTAGACAGTAGTAAAGCAGATAAGGCTACTACATTAGCTGGTTATGGTATTACAGATGCATATACTAAGACTCAAGCTGATTCTAAAGCTACTGAGATAGCTAAAGCTGAATGTGCTAAGTTGGTTGCATCTGCTCCTGAAACTCTTGATACCTTAGATGAAATAGCTACTGCATTAGGTGATGATCCTAACTTCGCAACTACTATTACTAATCTTATTGGTACTAAAGCTGATACAGCTACTGTGAATGCTTCATTAGATACAAAGGCTGATAAGGCTACTACTTACACTAAGACAGAAGTAGATACCAAGCTTAATGCTAAAGCTAACAGTGCAGACGTATACACTAAGTCATAGACTAATACAGCTATTAGTGATGCAACTAATAATAAAGTAACTTCTACTTCAGTTAACAGTATTCAGATAGTAGATGCTATACCAGAAGCAGATAGCCAAGTAACTGGAGTATTGTATATTAAACTTTCAACTGCTGCTTAATATGGGAGAAATTGCTATTAATGGTACTACATTCCAAGAGGTTGCTGCAAACGGTAAGACTGTTCAAGAGATGTGGTTGAATGGCTCTTAGATATATGCTGCAGGTGACTTATGGTATGGAGTACGTTTTACAGGTAGTAGTCCTGATGGAGTAAGAACTGGTAATATGCAAATGCATAAAGACCTACCAGTACAATCATTATTCAAAGGCTGTAGACTTACTTCTGATGGTACTATTAAATACTTTAATGCTACAGATTGGGATCATTATGAAGATGGTTCTGAAGTAACTAATAGCGTTGAAGATGGTAATGATATGGTTGAATTACCTAATGCATACTATACTGTAGTAGTACACGGAGACTATGATTGGGAAATCAGAATGTCTTTATATCCATTAGAAGGATATACTAAGTTTAGTAAGAAGTATTGCTCTGCATATGAAGCTTATAGAGACGGCAGTACCTTATACTCAATTAGAAATCAAGTACCTACTGTAAATACTAATAGAGCTACTTTCTTGACACAAGCTCGTAATGGTAGAAGTAACAGTTATGCTATCTATACTTATGAGATACATAAGTTTATTACTTGGTGTTATGTAGTAGAATATGCTACCCTTAATAGTTAGAAAGCAGTTAATACTGCATTAACTGAAGAAGGTTATCATCAAGGTGGACTTGGTAATGGTATTACTAATGGAACTAAGAAAGAAAACGGTGCTGATAGATGGGCTTTTGTACCTACAGGTACTACTAATTCATTAGGTAATAGTTCTGGTCAAGTACAGTATTCATATGTTAATACAGATGCAGAAGGTACTGAAACACAAGCCAGTCAATACGCTAATAGATACAGAGGTATTGAGAATCCATTTGGTCATATATGGAAGAACTGTTGTGATATTGTTGTAACAGGAACAGATAATAAGATATATATCACCAACAATAAAGAGAATTTTGGCATAGATAAATCGTTATATGAAGATAGTGGTTTAACTACTCTCACTACCAGCAGTCAATGGGTTAAACGCATCACAAATAATGCGGCTGCTGACTTATTCTGTTAGGAAGGTGGAGCTAGTTCTACTACTTATTTCTGCGATCATTATTGGACGAATGCTACAGCATCTGACAGAACTTTACTGTTGGGGGCTCTCGCCGGTCTCGGTTCCTCTGCGGGTTTATTCTTTCTGTATTCTGACTATGGCCTTGGTTATGCCAATGCTCGTGTCGGTACTCGTCTGGTATATATCCCTTAATTATTAACAAATAGGTTGTCGTTCTGGATTGAACAAGTAAGTTAGATAGGAGCTAACACCAGTAACAGTTCCAATGCAGGTTTATTCAATCTGAATTCTAACAATGACCTTAGTAATGTCAATGCTAATGTCAGTACAATGAAGCACGATTATCAGAGAACTATCAGTGATTTTCAGATTATTTGAGGAACGAGACCTTGCCTCTTGGCAAAAGATAACTAACCTAAACAAGTGTGTTGGTAACTTCGGTGAAGACTCACTTAGGTGCTTCAGATGAAAAGGTATAATAATTTATTTGAAAAGATTGTTTCAATAGACAATCTATATTTAGCTGATAAGAAAGCTAGAAAGAATAAGAGTAATAGAAATGATATTAAGGAATTTGACAAGTATAAAGATAGTTTATTAGTTAGATTACAAAGTACACTGATAGACCAAACTTATACTACCTCTAAGTATGATACATTTATAATTAGAGAACCTAAGGAAAGACTTATATTCAAATTACCTTACTATCCTGATAGAATTGTTCATCATGCTATTATGAATATATTAGAACCAATTTGGCGTTCCGTATTCATTACTAATACTTATAGCTGTATTAAGAAGAGAGGAATTCATAAAGCATTATATGATGTACAAAGCGCATTGAGAGATAAATAGAATACAGTATATTGTCTCAAGTTAGATGTAAGAAAGTTTTATCCAAGTATAGACCATGAAATATTAAAGTAGATAGTTAGAAAGAAGATTAAAGACAATAAGCTACTTGCATTGTTAGATGGTATTATAGACTCTGTAGAAGGAGTTCCTATTGGTAATTATCTTTCTTAGTTCTTTGCTAATCTTTATTTGTCGTATTTTGATCATTGGCTTAAAGAGGACAAAGCTGTTAAGTATTACTTTAGATATGCAGATGATATGGTAATACTTCATAGTGATAAAGAATACTTAAGACAATTACTTGATGAAATAAGAGAACAGTTAGGCACACTTAAATTAGAAATTAAAAGTAATTATTAGATATTCAGAGTAGAAGATAGAAGTATATCTTTTGTAGGATATAAAATCTATCACGATTATACTTTGATTAGAAAGAATATTAAACACAAAATGTGTAAGAAAGTTGCTGCTATGAATAAACTTAAGCATATGACTTATAGTGAATATAGGCAGCAAGTCTGTAGTCATATTGGTAAGTATCATTAGTTGATTGAATATGCTAGAAGCTAGTAAGAACCGCTATTGGTTTCAATCAATAACATTTTTGAGTTAGTAACACATTATTAAATCTCTCGTTTTATAAATATAATCTCGAACAAATGTCATTTAGTCTCAGTTGATTTTTAAACCCCTTTTTGAATCTACTGGGACTTTTTTGGTTACCTTATCAAACTACTATCTATGAATTATTATCAGTTAGGAGAACAGACAATGCCGATATTTAAAAATATGTTTAGCAGTGTAGAAAAGTTTACTATCAGTGCGATTGGTGGATTAATATCTCTATACTCTCCGGTTTATGTCCCTATCTTAGCCTTAGCTGCTATTATAATTTTAGATACAATATATGAATGTAAGGTAAATAAGAAGAAGGAGACAACCGATATTGTTAGTAAATCTAAGAGATTATTTTCTAAGATATTTTATAAAATACGAGACGCTATCGTAGCAATCTGTGGTGCATTCACTATAGAGAAGTTTATAGTAACTTCAATTAATTTACATGCTGTAGAATTTGTTGCTGGAGCTATAGCACTCGTAGAATTCTTTACTTTACTTGAACACTTAGGTAAACTTCATCCCAGATGGAAAGTATGGACTTTACTTAAGAAACTAGTAAAGAAAAAAGGGGAACAGATATTAGATGTCAAATTAGATGATGAACTTTCAGATGATACCAGTCATAAACGTAGTTAATTGGTTAAGAAAGAATTTCAAAGTAGTCGCAGTAGGTTTAGTTAGTTTACTTATTGCGACTATTTTTTATCAGCATAATTAGCTACAGAACAAGAACAGAGAAATAGACAGAATAACTAACAACATAAGAGCATATGAAGAAATAGCTTCCAATGCTCAGGATAATAGCAGAGTACTTTAGCTTACTATAGATGAACTTAACCACAGTAAAGATAGCTTAATATAGCAAGTTAATAAGGTTAAGAAAGAATTAAAAATCAAAGACAAGAACCTAACTGACGCAAGTGTAATCAATACCTAGATTAATGATTCTGTGAAAACAGTAATCAAAGAAAAGTTAATAGACTTTAACGAAGAGCTAAAGCTCAATGATTTAACAACTATCATAGTTAGTAGAAAGGACTCAATCCTAACAGCCAAGATTGATATAAAAAATCAACAAATTATATTTGTAGAAGATAAGAAAGAATATAAAAACAGATATAAAAATGGCTGGGTTAGGTTCTGGCACTTTGATTGGAAAAAGATACATGTCAAAAATTATCAGATTGTAAATTCAAACCCTTTAATAAAGGTAACAGATACTCGTATCATTGAGTTACCTAAGTAAATAATATATTCAATAATTATTAATCAATAATAATATGCATAGAATATTTCGTGTTAAGGCTTACGAGATGGAACACGGTCCGCACTTCAACGAGGAACACGCTCGTAAAGCTGTAATGAAAATGGAAAATGAGGATGGTACTCGTGGACCACATTGGTCTATAGAAGAAACTACCACATTAGCCAGTCAGTATGGTATTTCCTTAACTGGTAAATACAATCGTTACGATTGGTACGTAGCATTAAACATGGTATATTCTGATTACTATAGAGTTATTATGAACATTACTGGTTCTAATAACACTAAACATTACGTTGAATTCGCAAAGGCTTGGCTTAATGACAAAGATATAGATGAAGGTAAAATTTAGAACTTCCTAATCATGCATTTAGAAATAGAGATTATGTTGGTGGATTTTATATAGACTTAAGAACTGCAATACCTACAGGTACTAGTGCTACATTACCAATACTAATTGGCACTAATGGTGATACTAGACCTTTAGTAACTTATAACAATGAACCGGTTAGAGTTGAAAATCTTGCAGGTACTGGTATATATTTACTCCATTATAATAAGTATACAAATCAAGTATTTTTGGTAAGCGGTGGTTATAAAGCAACTGCTACTCCATCCGCTTAATAATAACAAGGGCTACTTTTTAGTAGCCCTTTAATAACTAATATTATGACATTCGATAAATTAAATCAAGGGGATAACGTCTATATTATAGAAGTTGTCGGAACATTCAAAAAAACAACGGAATACAATGTAGGTACTGTTATATCAGTATCGAATGCATACGATGAACCATTACAACCTGGTTAGTTTTAGTTACCTAATCAACCCAGGAAGAAACTAATAGATGTTACTATACAATGTAATGGGGAATAGAAAAAATTCTCTATACCTGAGAATAGGACCGTGATAACAGACAATAATCTAGGTTTAACTATATCTACAGATAAACAGGAGATTGTAGGTATAATAAAGAATTAGTACAACACTTATAAAGTTAGGAAAGAGTCAATAGCTAAGTGTGATGAAGAAATGAGTAAGTGCTAGGCTTTACTTGAGAAACTAGATATACCAAAGGAACCCATTAATACAGAGGATTCTAGGATAAAGGAACTACAAGATGAAATAAACGAATTAAAGAATATAATTAAACAAGCAAGTTCTATGGTTCCACCACCTATGAAATAGATGTTACCACAGAATATGTAGAATGTAATGAAAGAGGTTGATCAATAAGGTCAACCTTTTTTATTTTAAGACTGTGTAAGAAGAGCTATTACATAACTAAAGGGATTGTAAGCAATTAGCCATAAAATGCCGCTATGAGCTTTAAAATGCGTTTTAGGATGTATTAACGTTAATTATAAATAATATGTCACTTAATAACTTAATTGATAATATATTACTAATAGCGCGCAATAGTAATATTACTGAATCTGAACATCTATCTAGACATTAGATTGAGATGTGGATCAAGAGTTATAGGGCTATGCTAATTAAACAAGCTATAGACAAAGGCTATGATATTGATGAAGCATATAAGACTACTCTTGGACCTATTCATTTAGATAGAGAGGAGACAGTACCAGGTAAGTTTATATATGTTGGCGATAAAGAATTGCCAACTTTAATTGGTTTTAAGAATAGACCTGGTGTAGTAGCTATACGAGATATGTTTGGTAATTTAATTTAGTTAGGTAGTTATACTAAAGCTAAATTACAAAGATACAGAAAAGCTACTTGTAAAGACTATATTGCTTGGGTTAGAGGTAATAAAGTATATGTAGAAGGAGATTCTAATTAGTTAGAGTATATAGAAGTAGATGTAATTGCAGAAGATCCTACAGAGGAGAAAGCTTGTTATAATCCAGACAGTGATTATCCAATACCAGCATCTATGATACCTACTATTACTTAGATGATACTTGAGAAAGAATTAAAGATATTGGTAACACAACCTAGTGATGTTACTAATGATTCCAAGGACGATACTTAGAATAGATATAGTAAATGAGAGAAAGAGTAAAATACAGACGTAAGAGTTATACTGTTGCTGACTTCTACACAAACTATAAAAAGAGTATTGATCCTAATACGTAGTATGATGTAGACTTAAAAACTTATAAAGCAATAGTAACTGATTACTTTAAATACATACGTGATGAAATAATGTACAATTGCAAAGAATTCAAACTCCCATGCAGATTAGGTACATTACAAGTAATCAAACATTAGCCAAAAGAATTCTCTGGTAAGAGTTTAAGATGGGATTGGAAAGCCACTAAAGAAATAGGTAAACCCGTATACTTGCTCAACGAGCATTGTGGTGGATGGAAATATAGATTTCACTGGTCTAAAAAGAATTGTTTACTAACTAATAAAGGTAAATATTAGTTCATAGCTTCAAGAGAAAACAAACGCACACTCGCTCAAATTATTTTTAATAAGTTAAAGGATTATCCAGAATTATGATAAACAATAGAATGATTAGCTCTAAGACTGTTCTAGCAAAGGTCATTGCGGATTTAGACTTAAAAGAGGATCAGATTAAAATTTCTGATATTTCTGAGTGGATTTGCGAAGGAATGCTAAAGATTGGAGCTATACAACAATATGAACACAAAGTAGCAGTACTACCAGTTAATTGTCATTAGGCAGCATTACCATGTGATCTATATAAACTTGGATAGGTTGCTTTTTCATTTTAGAATAACGGTGGTTGGCTACCTATGCGAAAAGCTACTTCTAGCTTTGGAGTTCAACACGATACTTGTATTGATAGACCCTGTATGTTGATACCTGATGCTGGTCTAATACCATTAGTAAAGAATATGTTTAATTTAGTATCTGATAGAGAAGCTTTAGATAAGCTTAATTCAGATTCTAATATGCGTAATACTTTAAGTGCATTAGTAAACTAGTATACTGTAGCAAGTCCAGCTAACAGATATGTCAATGGAAAGTATGCGCATACAGATACTACAATGTACAGTTGTGATTTATAGTATATGACAAAACCAGGTTATATTATGACTAATATACCAAATGGTTTTGTTAAAATAGAATATTATGCTATATTTACTGATAGTGAAGGCATGCCAATGATACCAGATATGGAATCATACAAGGAAGCTTTACTTTGGTATGTTACATTGAAACTTATGTATCCTAAGAAATTAAAGGGTCAAATATCTCAACAGGATTACATGGAAATGAAAACTAGTTGGAATTATTATTGTAAACAAGCTTATGGTGAAGCTATGATGCCAAGTACAGATGAATTAGAGAGTATCAAAAATACATGGCACAAACTGTATCCAGAGTTTGATGATCACGATACCTTCTTTTCAACTAGTGGAGATGAACAAATATTATATAATTAGAGTAGATAATTATGATTAGTAATACAGCTCAAATAAACACGTTTACAGGCGGTATGGACACAGATACGGATGTCAACTTATTGCCAAACAATAAGTATAGATATGCGTAGGATGTTCGTATTGTTACTGATGATAGAGGAACTGCAGGTGTACTATAGAGTGTAGAGGGAGCTAAGAAATATAACTTTGGCATTAAAGGTACTGAAGAGATTATAGGTACGGCTACTGTAAATGATATTGCTGTCGTAATTACTAAACTAATAGATGGTTATAACAAAGTATATCGTATAGAGAATTTTAATTCTCCTAACTTAGTTAGTACAGTAGTATTACAAGGTAAGTTACATTTATGTGAAGATGCTGACTCTAATCAGTTGAGTATAGTACTTAACTATGAAACAGTATCAAACATTAAAGCTTACTTTACTGATGGTCAATCTTCTATCAAAGTAATCAATATAATGAGTGATAAGTATATTAAGTATCCTGGGGTTGATAATCCGTTAGTAGATGCAGATGGCAATATACTTAATCCTAATAGTATTGATATCATTCCTAATGCAGTATTACCACCATTTGAAATAAAAGAAATAGTATCTGGTAACTTTCAAGCTGGTATGGTTCAATACTGTTATAGATTGTATAATAAACATTCTCAACAGACTTCTATGTCTAGTTTGAGTAATATGGTACACTTAGATTCTTCATCTATTAGTGCTTCACTTATCAATCATAAAGGTTCTCAGAAAGGATCTTATACTGGTAAAGGGTGTACTATTAGAGCAGATCTTAGTACAAAAGACTTTGATAGATGTACTATTATACGTATCTTTTACGAAGATAATAATGCTACTCCTATTTATTCTATAATAGATGATATTGAGATAGATACTACATTAGACCATATTAGTTATACTGATACTGGTAGTAATGTATTAAGTACTATGTCATAGGAAGAATTTAATGCATTTACAAGTTATGCATTTGTATGTAATAGTTTAACTTCTATGTAGAATAGATTGTTCGTATCTAATATCACAGAGACTTCTTGGGTTCCTATGATAGAAGACAACGGACAATTGGTAGAGTATGACGCAAGAGCATATAGAGCTAACTCTAATAATTATGTTAGGCTTGAAACTGCTAATCCAGATGAATATGAGTATTTCTCTATTACTAACTATGAAGCAATGCGTAACATACCTAAGCAACATGATTGTATTAATCCATATAATGCTGCTAGATCAACGTTTGGTACACCTACAGAATATGTGTATGGAGCAGATAATAAGCTTGGTGGCAATGGTCTCAATATATCTTATAGTTTCATTAGTACTGAATTAACTGAAACATACTCTCCGTTATAGGGTTCAGGTTTAGCAAATAATGTGGGTCTTGATGCATATAGTGAGTATATTAATACAATGCCTATATATGAACTCAATGGTAGTTAGATAACATCAAAGAGTATATATTCAGCTAGTAGACAGAAAAACTATGCGGATCCTATTATAGCTTCGTTGTTTAGAAGTTATCAACGAGATGAAGTATACCGTTTTGGTATAGTATTCTATAATAGTAAAGCTATTCCATCTCCTGTACTCTGGATTGGTGATATTAGAATGCCTAACTATAATACAGCACCTATTACAACTCAATATGGTGATAATTGGTATTCTAAACCAATGGGTATTAAGTTCACAGTAAAGAACTTTCCTATTGATGCAGTATCTTATGAAATAGTAAGATGTGATAGAACAGAAGAAGATAGAACTATTGTAACTCAAGGTGTAGTTACTCCTATATATAATTATCAAATTATCGAAACTTACGATACTGGGGAAATTGGTAGAGGAGAATCTGGTAAAGATACTAATGAGTATAGACCTATGCCATTCTTACATACTAAGCGTAGAGATATGATCGTTGGTAGAAGAAATTCTGGAGCTACAAAAAAATCATCAGTGATAGATGCAGATTATATTACTGATAATTATTGGAGATTTATATCTCCCGAAGTATGTTTTAATGGGGAAAAAATGGAATCTATGTTTAAGGATAATATATATCTTAGATAGGAATAGATTCTATTATCAGACTTCAGTACTAGCGGACTAAATGGTTCTTATACCAATAAATGGAATTGGGTTGGTATGAATAATACAGCTTATGACTTAGCTAACAATACTACTATAGATACTACGAATGGTAGAAAAGATACCTACGTAACAACAACGAATGATAGTTCTGCCGATTCTGCTACTCAAGAGTTTTACATAGGACAAAATGATAAATGTTGTGCCTACATATAGAAATTTTATTGGAGAGCTAACTCAAAGTTCTTGGGTAAAGAACAATCAATAACGGATGCTAAGTATCCTGCTATTATACCATATAATGCAGTACAAACTGGTGGAGTAAAGGCATATAAAGCTAATATAGGTAATATATCTTATTCTAATTGGACTGCTAGTGAGTTTGTATATGGAAATAACGATACAGATATTATTACATATGGACCAGCAGGACCTTGTCTTATACTGTAGATATCTGATGATGATATAGGTTCTATTGAACCGATATCCTTCTATCGTGACCAATAGCTTACTGATTATTGTGCACTTACTGTAGTAAATGCTAAAAGACCAGTAATACCTTATAATGGTAACACTTACTCTGCAAGAACTAGCTCTACGTATATACCAGTAGGAGCATATGGCGATAAAGCACATTCTACAGTATATGCATTTGGTGGAGATACTTATATTGGTATACTTGACTATCCTGCACAGATGATATTTCAAAGAAATGCAGCTACAGGAGATGATTCATGGGCAGAAAGAAAGCGCTACTTTGGAGCATACATTCCATTAGAGAGTACTATTAATCTAAAGCTTTCTATGGGTGAAATGACAAATAGAACCTACAGTTCTGCAATGAATACTGTAGATGCATATATGCAGATAGAACCTGTATAGATGGGTACGTATCATAGTCAAAGTAAACCATTCTATTTATACAATGATGCTTATTCATCTAATCCAGATGGTAAGATGTTTAGTGCTGAAGGACTGTATAGTGAATCTAATGTAACATCATCGAACAGAGTATATGTATCACAGGCTAAGACTACTAATGAAAATGTAGATAACTGGTCTGTATTTAAACCAGCTGACTATATAGACGTGGATTATCAGTATGGATAGATAACTAATATACGTGGTATAGCTAATAGACTATATTTCTGGTAGAATAATGCATTTGGTATATTATCTGTTAATGAACGCTCATTGATATAGGATAACAATATCGGTCAATTAGTATTAGGTACTGGTGGTGTACTTGATAGATACGATTATATTAGTACTCTAAATGGTACTGAAGTAATCAATGATAGAAGTATAACTAACTCTGATAAAGGTATTTATTGGTATGATTCTAATAAGAATGAAATCTGTAGATATTCAGGTGGTGGAATAAGCATTATATCTAAGGACTGTAATGTACAAACTTATATGAATAATATGTTTGAATAGAAAACTAAAGGAGCTAACTCATTGTATGATAAGACATATGATGAAGTGTGGTTCAGATTGTATAATAAGTCTTTAATATATAATGAACGATTAAATGTATTTACATCTTTATATACATTTGAACCAGATTTTACGTTACCGTTCAAAGATAAGGTTGTTACAATAAAAGATAATGACTTCTATATTATTAACTCCTTAGATATTGATGGATTTGGTGATACAGATAAAGATATCAAAGTATAGACAGTAGTAAATAAAGATGCTTAGTATACTAAGGTATTTGACAATATAGCATTGCAAGGAGAATTTATAGCTCCTAATAATGAAACACTCAGATAGAATGTATTAAGTGGAGTAAAGTTTACTACCAAACATCAGACCGCTACTAGAAGTGGAGATGATTTAAACTTTGACTATCGTGAAGATACTTATAGATTACCTGTTCCTAGATAGGATACTTTTGAAGAAGACACAAGTATGTCATTCCCAGCTAGAATGAGAGGTAAATATATGATATGTGATTATTCATTTAGATCAGATAAGGACTATACTTTTTAGATGCCTTAGATAACAACTACTTATAGATATTCTAGAATTTAATATGAAAAAGAAAAGAAAGATTAAAGTACCTGCTGCAATATATGGACTTTCAAATAATGCAGAACTACAGTCTAGTATCACAAGAGGTATAGCTCCTAACGATCCTTCTCACTTAGCGTAGTCAATTCCTACTAAGGGAAATGGATTAGGAAATGTAATGGGAAGTATAGGCGCTATAGCTTAGGCTATACCAGGAGCTATTAATACTTTATCTAGTCCATTTTAGACATCTACTGCAACTACTGGTGGAGAAGCAGCTATGTAGTCTATATCTGGTATAGGTGAGGGATTAGCTAACGGTGCTCAATTAGGTATGTCAATTGGTGGACCACTTGGCGGTATCATAGGTGGTGCAGCTGGTGCAGTAACGGGATTAGTTGGTAAGAAAGGTAAAGAAGCTTCTATGACTTCCTTTACTGATTATGATGAAGGTACTTTAGGTACTGGTTTGATAGGAGCTTTTAAGAATAGAAAACTAAGAAAACGTAGAGCTGCTATCAAACTAAATGCATTTCAAAATAGAGAAGGTGTTGCTGCTACAGAAAGATTATTGAATGAATTCAATGAAGACAATACTGAATTTAATACAGATACTTTTGAATATGGCGGTTCTATTCCTTCATCATTGGCATATGTAGATGATGGAGAGTTAATAGCTACACCAGATGGCCAAGTAAGCAAAGTACCTGAATAGGGGCAACCTACAGATAGTAATTTAATTAATTTACCAGAGGGCAGTAGAATATTAAGTAATACTCTTAAAGTACCTGGTACAAATAAAACCTTTGCAGAATTAGGTGATAAAATGATGGCAAAGAAGAAAAGTAAAGGAAAAGATATATATGCTTAGAACTCTGATATGTTAAATAATATGAACAATCAGTTGTTACACGATAAGCTATTTACTATGCAAGAAAATTTGAAAGCAAAAAGAGGAATTAAATCTAAAAGTAAAAGTATAAATGCTTTCGATAATGGTGGTTTAAATACTTATAAGTATGATACTACATTCACAGATTATGATAAACTGTACTCTCCACAGTATATGAATTTTGTTAATTCTCTAAAAGAGAATGATACTACTTCATCTAATTGGCTTAACAGAATTAATAGTGGTGAATTCGGTAATATTGGTGGTAATAAGTTTTCTATTGCTAATATTAAGCGTCTTGCTACAGACAGAAAAAAAGGCCCTGTACATAATGCTATGCTGGCTGCTTCTACAGCTTATGCTAAAGAAAACCCTGTAAATCCAGTTACTGCTCCAAATGTAGATTTAGTATTAGATATGCCAACTGATGCAGAACAAAACGCTATGTTAAATGTATCAGCTACTCCTCAAGATATTGCATATCGTAAAACACCACGAGATATCAGGAGAGAAAGAATGAGTAGTCTTACTGATAGTTTATCAGGTTTGACATCAGGTATTGCATCATTAGCTCCTATAATGTCTAATCTGTTTACTAGCGACCCAGAAGCTGTACCAGCGAATTATAATCCGTATGCTACAGCTATTACTAATACTATGGGTAGACGTAGATTCAATATTAATCCGTTACTTAGAGATATAGAATAGAATAGAAATGCAGCTAACTATAGCGCTAGTCAGTACAAAACAAATACTGGACATGATATGGCATTCAGATTACAGACTGCTATTGCTGCTAATAAAGCAAATGCACAAGCAAGAGCTACTGAGAACAATGCTAATAACCAGTATAGAGCTGAATATGCAAATGCTATGAATGATCTCGGTCAGCAATGGGTTAATGCAACTAATCTAGCTTCAGATCTTAATGCACGTAATAGAGCTGCTGCAAGAAATATACGTAGAACTGGTTTAGGTCAGTTAAGTCAATGGGCACAGAATAGAGAATTAATGAGTAACCAAAGAAGTAGAGATAATGCTATGCTTAAGTTATATGATCCTTTCTTGCAAGCTGGTTTTACTAATGCTGATTTAACTGAATTTAGAAAATATTTGAAAAAGGGAGGAAATAAATAATGAGCGCCAATAGATATGATTAGGCTGCAGAAGCCCCTATATTAAATACATATGTTCCTATTAACTTTGGAGAGTTATACAGAATAGGAGCAACACAAAAAGCCGCAGTAGAGGATGCGGCTAAACAATTTGGTACAGCTTTGTAGAAGTTTGGTGAATTCCAATCTCCTTCAGCTATAGATACACAAACATGGTATAATAATACCATCGGTAGAGAAGACATATAGAATGTTATTAACTCTATGGTATCTAATCCTGATTGGATGAAGGATTCCGCTAATAGGGCTACATTACAAAGTATACTAAACAGCGTAGATTATGCTACCCTTAGTAATCTAAAACAGAGCAGAGAAGGTTTGTTGACTAGACAGAAAGCAAATCAACAATTAATGTTATCTGGTAAATATAATCCATATTGGCATGATGTTGATTTTACTAATTATGATACTACTAAATCCGGTACGTTTAATGATGTATCACCTTTAGCATATAAATCAGAGGTAGATTTAGTTAGACCATATGTAGACAACCTTAAAGCAAGTTGGATTAGAGATGAAGGGTTTGACAGATGGAAAGGAGTTACTGCAGAAAGAACAATGGAGGAAGTTGATAACAACATATCTTCTATACGTAACACTCCTGAGTATGCTAAGCATGTTCAATCTTATATGAAGCGATATAATCTAAGTGAGAAAGATGCACGGGACATGCTGGATACTACTTTGTATACTGCAGCTAGAGAGTTTGCATGGAAATTACCTGAAACAAATACTGCTGCATTACAAATGTATCTTGCTAGAATGAAATACGGTCAAAATCAACAAGCCGGTCAACCAACCAGAATAACTGTACTTCAAGAAGAAGCTGCAGCTAAAATGGATAACTATAAAAGAAATATGGTTAATAACTATATCTCTCAGTCTGGTAAAGGTCTTAGTGAACTTACTCCAGAAGATTGGACTAAAATTAACGGAGCAGTATATAATAGTATGGCTAATGGAATACCAGAAGAGGTAAAAGGTACACTTACTCCTACTGAATATTTTAACTATAAAGAGTATACCCCAATAAAAATTAAGCCTGCAGATAAAAAGGCAGCTAGCTTACCAAATGACAATGCTGAGAAATATCAATATGAATTAGGTGATATGCTTCTTACTTAGAAGGGAGCAATAGCCAGAGATATTCCAGCTGGGGTATTTACAGTAGAAAGTGGAACTTCTATACCTACTATGATGAGTCCTACAGTAGGTGCTGGTATGTCCATTAAAAGTGCTCCAGTTAATGTCTATTATGATCCTAAGATCATTGAAACAGCATTAGCTACTATATCTTCAGATGGTATATTTGCTCCAAACAATAAGACTTTTTCTTATTCTAATGGAGAGCAGAATATACTTATGAAAGAAGGTAGTCTTATTATTCCTAAAAAAAGATTTAAATAGGTAATTGAACAAATTATTGATTCTGAACCTGATAGATACAAAGGTATTAGTGCTAGGAAGTATATGAATATTCTCACGGGTGGTTATGGTTCTACTGACAGAACTATGAAGCTTATAAATGAACTCAAAGGTAAATATGATATAGATGGAGTTGAATATTCAGATTTAATCGAGATTAAAATGGCTAGACCTGTAGGTATTTCTTCAAGTTATAACCAGACTCATAACTTAGGATTCAATAAAGAATACTAGGGAACTAAAATAAACCAAGAATTATATAGTGATGTATTAGGTCAATCAGTAGAAGAAGCTACTGCAGGATTTAATAGTAACTTTTAATAAATATTTATGATACCAAAATTTGATACAGTAGTTCAGCAGAACGTAGACAGAGGTCTCAGAAAGTTTTATGCTGGCGTACAATCATTTAGAAAGGTTCCATCAGTGATAAACGAATTCACTGTGGAACCTTATAATTCAGAAGAGATGGATGCTATCGCATTCAATAATCTCCTTAATCCTGAAATAGGTTTCGAAAGAGCAGATGAATTGGGTAGTGGTAAAGGTAGTGTAGAAGAATTGAATACAGATTTGTTTGGTAATTCTGTATTAGCTGCAACCTATGATAAAGCTACTTACGATAGAATAAAGGTAGATAATACTTTAGGTTGGTTGTCAGATAAGGAACGACCTTTAAAGGATTATATTGATATCAGTAAGCCTACATCTAAGTATACATATAGTGAGATAGTAGACGGTAAAGTAGCTAATATACTTAGTGATATAAAATCTAAGGAAAATAAGCCTGAGTTTGATAATAATGGCAACTTAGTAACAAGGTTAGTTGTTAAATATGACCCTGATCTAAATACTTATGTTTATAAACAAGTATTAGCAGATCAGGCTTCTATGTAGAAAATGGAAGCAGCAGGTGTTGCTTTAGCTAATATATACGGTCCTAAAAAGTATCAGGATGGTTTATTAAAGACAGGTATCAGAAGTATAGCTAGAGGTATAGCTAACATAGTACCTGATGTATTGCAATTTGCTGCTGGTACAGGTGACTTACTTCAAGCTACTGGTAATGGTATTACTGGCAATGGTTTTAAGTCAGACTATGGTTGGTTGAACCAACTGGCTGATGAAAGTAAAGCCTTAGTAGATAACAGCAGAATAGGTAAGACAAGTATGAGGGAAGAAGAATCTTTATTCGATAATCCCTATGCTTTTACAGCAGGTCTCGGGCAAGGTGTATCTTCATTAGCCGAGTATGCAGCGTTTGGTGGACTAACTAAATCTGTAATGGCTGGAGTATCTGGTATGGCAAAAGGCAGTGCTAGATTACTTGACAAAGTAGGTAAAGCTACTAATTTGAATAGTTTAAGAGATAGTGCTAATAAACTTAATACTGTACTAAGTGCAGAAGGTATTGCTAATGAAAGTCTTGGCGTTATAGGTAAGACTATAAATGATGTATTCGTAAAGAATCCAGAATTAATACCTATGGTTAGTGCTGGACTAATTCTCAATTATGGTGAGGCATATCAGTATGCAAGACAAATGGGATTGCCCTTAGAAGATGCTGCTACAATCGGATTTATTACAGGTGCTCTAAATACTTTAGTAGAGCAAAAGTATGGAGCCAACGTGCTTAATAAATGGTTAGTAGGTGGGTCTGGAGCACAGAATGCTGCCAAGACTGTTATCGATTCAGTAGGAGGAGACTTAACTAAGTTATCTGATAAGGCTGTATCAAATAGTATCATAGGAAAGATATTTGACCAAGTAGAGAAATTTACCAGAGTACCAGTATTAGGTACAGCATGGGAAGAAGGTAGTGAAGAAGCTATTCAAGGATTTGTGAAGAATAGCGTAGAATCATTATATGACCAGTTTATAGCTCCCAACGAAGCTGTAAAAGGTAAAGGCATGTTCGGTACAGAAGCTTTTGGTAAAGACGAATGGATGGGCATGTTAGAAGAAGGTACAATTGGTGCAATTCTTGGAGCTTTTGGTGGATTTGCTAATAGTAGAACTAAAGAAGACAACTCCATAATACCCTATATTGCATCTGGAGAATTTGATTCGTTAGCAGCTGGTGCTAAGATGGCCGCTAAACAAGGAGCTATTACTCAAGAACAATACGATGGAGTAATGGAGAGGGCTACTACTTTAAATGATTTATATAAACAAAGTAAAGCTCTATTTAACGAAGCGATGATGTATACTGAACCAAACGATTAGGTATAGGTAGCATCTAGTTTGTTAGAGAAGTTAAGAAATCAATAGGATTATATATAGAATCTTAAGGATGCTGATGTAGCAGATCCTGATTTTGTTACTAAAGATATATTAGCCTTTACAAGTCAAATAGATAATGCATTATCCACTAATGCAACTGGTATGAGTGTATTGCAGGCATTTGAAAATCAACTTAGAAATGCAGGTATAAATGAAAAAGCTGATTTAATATAGAATGCTAGAAAGGATGCAATACGAAGATCTAATGATATATCTAAATCAACTAAACCAAGTAATGATTCTGAAAGATTAGCTTATATGATTACTAAAAACATGTTAGCTAATCAAATATTTTCTAAATTATTTAATATTAATATGTCTCAAAGAATATACAATGAGACTAGAAAGAAAATTCAAAATTTAGAAAATCAGTCTCCAGAATTGGCCGCATTAGATTTGACTCTAAATGAACCAATAGCTGGCGAACCTACTACTGCTGATCAGAAAAGTAGGATCAAAATTCAGAATTTAATAGATGAATATTCTAAACCAGAGACTACTGATGAACAGCGTATTAAGATTAGAGAACAGTTAGCTAAGGAAATAAAACATAGATACAACAATATACGTAATAATGCCACTTATAAAACAGCAATGAATCTTGATCAGTATGCTGATAATAAAGAGATTCAAGATAATACACGTATATCTAATATACTAGACAAGTATGACTTGCAATACTTATCTGGTGATAAAGCTAAACAGGACTTTACTGAATCTAATAAAGCTGTAACTCAAGCTATTGAAACTAGCAATAAAATACAGGAGGAAACTAAACAGAGATAGACTGCTGAAGAAGAAGCTACTTTAAGAGATCAATAGATAGAACAAGAGCTTGAGGAGATGTATGAGTAGCTGTCTACTATAAATAATGATGAAAGTACTCCAAATGAAATAAAAGAAAGTAATAGAGTATTTTTAACAGGTGGTATAGAAGGCAAAATAAACTATTTAAATACAGCCAGAAGGAATAATTCTAAACGTCTTAATGAACTCAGTAAAAGTGAGTAGAAACCAGAAGATTGGAACGAGATAAAGAACAGTTTAGTAGAATAGAATAAACGTTTTACTAAGTATGTAAATTATCTTCAAAGTATATAGAATAGAGGGGATGAATTCTATGCCAACAATGAAAGAAGAAACATAACCGGTCTTCCAGAAGATAATACTACATATGTAAATCCTTCTACTGGAGAAGATGTGCAGTTTGACAAATCTAAAACTCAATATAGTAATAATGAGGGATATATATATACAGATACAAATGGAGTAGAATATCCTGAATACACTATACTGAATGGGGAAAGAACTCTCAATCCAATATTGGCTGATATGGTGAGTAAAGATGGGGTTTCTTTTCAAGAATCTATGCTGAGAGACAGAAATGCTCAGTAGATGAAGAGTTTGGCTCCAGATAGAGAGCAAAGTTACGAACCTGTAGCAGAAGAAGAAAAATTCGTAAGTAGACCAGTTGAACAACAAGAAGGTGAAGTAAAGATAACAGAACCTGTAGAGAAAGATAATAAACACATTAAGTTATTATCTGGTAAGGATTTTGCTTTGCAGTATGTTAATAATCCCGCATTCGATCCTAAAGCTCTATCTGTAGAGTTTACTTTAAGTCAGAATTATAATAATACAAATATATCTCCAGAAGCTAAGAAGGCTGCTGACTTATATAAGAAACTCCTTAACAGTAAGAATCCTGTAAAAGCATTTGAAGATTTAGAAGTAAAAGATAAGCAACTGATAATTTATTACTTGCCGATACAAGCTACTACCTACAATGAAGTATCTAAAATTAGATATAAGAATATACATTATGTTCCAGCTGAAGGTGGTACTAATAGTAAGTTTAAGTTAACTCCAGAACAAAGAGATGAAAGAATCAAACTTATTAGATCATTATTGGCTAATAAAGGTAGCTTGTCATTCAAACAAGGTTCTTTAAATAGAGAGGGAGGATACTTCAATACTATTCAAGGTTCTACTTAGAACAGTATAGCAGATATACCTTCATTGGGTATAACCTATGATAGTAAGTCTAAACAATATATACACAAGGTAAGGCATTCACAAACTGGTAAAGTGATGAATATACCAGTTCGCATTGGTATTGGTACTAATACTCAAATTATATATTATGAGCACAATGGTAGAATAGATGCAGCAAGAGCTACAGGTAATCCCGGTACTCCGTATCTTATAATACCTTCAGCATTGTCTCTTACTAAGACTCCTGGTTTTGTAATGAAACTTAATCCTAAGAAAGTAGATGAACCAGTTGCTAGATTAATAGCAAAGATGATGCTTACTTTGGTTAGTTCAGATGTAAAAAGACGTAATTACCTTAACTCTGTAATTAAATCTTCTGTTGGTTTAGATGGTAAATCTTTCAGCGAAATAAATACCTTTGGTTCTGATGTTACTATTGGTCAATTATTGGATGATCTTATATTCTGGGGACCTAAGACTATTCAAGACAGAGAGGACAACAAATATCCTAAAGGATATCTTAGAGCTAAACAATTAGTAATAGATTTCGATGAAAATATCATACGTTACGGAGCTAAACTTACTCCAGTTGATCCTAATAATATTGAACCGTTTGTTCAATGGATGATCAAGAATAAGAATTATGCTATAGATCACAATCTATTATCAGCTAATTCTAATAATGAATTCGGTTATACTATTAAATCTGGAGATTTTATTTTAGAATCAGACAGAAATACTCCATATCTCACAAGATTGATTAATCAGGGTGTATTTAGAACTAATCTTGATCCAGGCGAAGACGCTAATCTATATAGACAATCACTTCTATATTTAGAACCATCATTAGATGTTACTTCTGATGACACCCCTACTCCGTTGAATGCTGCTCAATAGGAAACTAAGTAGACAGAACAGTAGGAAGAAGAAACTCCTAATGTTGAAGGATCATCAATAACTATCACTAATAAGGTAGATAAAAACTCTGGCAAATCTAAATGGAATAGAGAGGGTTTAGCTGCATCATTAGCTTCTGCTCCTGATGGTACTACTGTTACTTATACTATAGATCCTGAATTGATGTAGGACTTTTATCCTAAGCATACATTTAAAATACATGATGGTAAATTGAATGGTAGAACATTAGATACATCCAGTGATTTACAAGCTTTAAAGACTATTAGAAAAGCTGTAATAGACTCGTATAATGAAATAGCTGGTAACGCTAATGAAGAAGACAATATATCGAAGATATATAGTTAGAGTGCTCTAGCCAGTATCAGTGTTAATTATCCTAGTGGATCTACTAAGAAAACAGCAAAGAAGACTACTACTAAGACAAAGAAAGTAACTAATCCTAAGAATCCATTTGACAGTGATACGGCAGAAGGTAAGAGGTATACTAAGATGTATAATTATCTTTCTTCTTTGACTGGATTTGATGCAGCTTCTATATCTGATTACTTAACTCAATTACAGAATAATCCAAGAGTACTGTATAAGAATGATCCTAAACTATAGGAAGTATTTGAATCAGCAGATGAATTATACGAAACTCTTGAAGATACAGTTCCAGGACAAGGTACGAATGTAAAAGCATATCTTACAAAAATTGCTGATACTATAGTAAAAGACCAACCTAAACAAGCTAAATCATCCGCAGTAAAAGAGACTGCTAAGATGCCAGATACTCCTGCTCCCAGTAATTTCGAGCAGGCTGCTTCTAACACCGTTACTGCACAGGATGCATAGGAACTGAATGATTTAGCAAAACAGATGGGTATGCCTGACATATTTGCTCAGTTTGACAATCCTTCTGGTCCTACTATGGAAGTTAATTTAGATGAATTAGATACTACTTATGAACGTTCTAACATATCTAAAGAGGTAGCAGGATACCGAAATATGGTTGGCAACTTAGTAAACAACGATGTACAACTTACTAACAAATTGATAAGTACTATAGGTACTCATGGCAATCCTGTATTAGCTTGGGCTATAATGTCTAAGGATGGATTAACACTGTATCAAGGAGCTAAGCAAGGTGCTCCATATCACGAAGCATTTCATAGAGTATCGTTACTTTACTTATCGCCAGAGGAAAGAGAAGAACTTTATAGATAGACTAGAAAAGAATATAATCTGATAAATAATTCAAATAAAGAAGTAGAAGAGTATCTAGCAGAAAGATTTAGAGAATACGTATTAGCTAATGATTTTGACAGAAGTGTAACAGGTAGAGTAAAACAATTCTTCAAAAACATAGCTAACTTCTTTAGAGCTTTATTTACAAAGAAGCCTAAATTTGAAGATATAAACAGTTTGTTTGCTAGTATTAGAAACGGGGAGTATAGGTTTAGAAAACAAAATCCTATATCAGTTAGTAATTTTGATGCTAACTATGGCAAACAAGCCAGAGTACCTTTGACTATCAATGGTGTTACTTTAGAAGCTATATACGATAGTAATATATTAGAAGAAGTAATCAATACATTGGCTGCTACTACTTTGTTTAATAACAATATACAAAGATTGTAGAGCCTTAATAAACCTATAGATTTCCAACCTACCATTGATTATTTACAGAAATGTAAAGATGCTTATCAGGCTGTAATTGAAAATGATTAGGCTAGTGACAAAGCTAAAATCATGGCTCGTCAGGCTACAAATATATATACAGAGATTTTGAATAATTTCAATAATGTATTCAGACCTCTTATAGACATTAAGTTTGAAGGCTATGGACTTAGAAGAAAGAAAGCAGAAATGGAAGATTCATATAAGGAAGATATGAACACCATAGTAAATGATGAAATAAAATCTGCATACGAATTTTCTGCTAAGGAGAATGCACAAGCTGATGTTAGATTGCTATTCTTAACTCTTAGAAGTAGTAAATTACCTAGTACTACTACATTTATGAATCAGTTCACTAATGCAGATATAGCTTGGTATAATACTTTTAGCAGATTACACAGTGCTAAATCTTATGAAGAAATGATTCAAAGACTTAAGGATGCAGCTAGAGATACCGAACAACTTGGAGATGAATATAATATAAATATGTATAGTGAGTTGTTGAATAGATTAGAAAACTCTGATCAACAATTTAAGAATAGATTCTTTGTTACATTTAAGAAACACAGAAATAGATTTTAGAATGCATATTTTGAATAGACACAAAGAAGAGGTAGGATAACTGGTGTAAAAATGACATTTGGTGATGCAGATATCAATAAGCGTTCAAGAACTATTAATAGACAATGGTCTGTAGCTTTTGGTATGTCTAATCCATCAAGTAGAAAGGATGAACTTAAGCAAGCAATCAGCGATTGGAATAAACTAAAGAATAAAGTAATCAAAGGTAAGTTTGAATTTGATGATACAGTTAATGAGATAATAAGAATATTCTCCAAGTTTAATATTACCTTAGACAGTCCTGCAATATATACTATAATAGCAGATCCAGAATTTGTTGATGTAGATAAGAAAGTAGCTCTGCGTAATTTCATTCTAGATATTCCAAGAACAGGTACAGCCGAAAGTAAATATGGTATACAAAACTTGTTCTCCAACGAAGGTCCTATTATGAATGCTGCTAACGGTAAAGTAGATTCAGATAAAATACTCAATATACTTGGTAATGAGAAGTCTGTAAAATTCTTAGCAGAACAATATATTAAAGCTAATCCTACATCAGAAGATGATAGTGTAATAGGTCCTAATGGTAATAACGTGTATGCTTACTCAGAACACAATACTATCACATCAATGTTCGAAGATTGGTTAAAAGATGAAGCATATATCAATGAATTGTCTTCTTGTAAGTATTGTGATAGTTCAGTATGGTTGTCTCAAATTAAGAACAGCAAAGATGTGAGAGATGCTCTAAGAGTATCAACACAATTATCAGTTATATCTAAAAATGAAACAGATACTGGTAGAGGATATCTAGATATTGCTCCTGTAGAAGACATTTTGCTTAAATTTAATGCTACATTAAATAATAAGTTACCTTTGCCTACTCTAGCTAATAAGCGTACATATTACTTTATTGAAGGTTTAAAACGTCAGTTAGTAAATGTAAATAAGGATAAATCTAAGAAGTTGCAATTAGACGACGATACTATTACTGTATTCATGAAATACGCTATTAATGAGTATGAAGTGATACAGAAAGCGTATGAACAAAGAGATAAATTCTTAAGTGATGTTGGTTTATCTTTAGCGGAATGGAACAATCTAAGTGCAGCTGAACAAAGACAGCAAATACTTAGAATAAACAGAGAGGCCATCGAACAAGGTAAAGCTGATAGTTTTAAATACCTGGTAGAGAATTATCACTACAATACTAAAGGTGATAAGATAGTATTTGAGAATGGTAATGGATATAAATTTAGATACTTTGTAAAATTACAAAGTGAGGTAGATAAGTACGGTCTTGACAAAGTATATACAATGTACTTCAAGAATCCAAATAATAAGAAGTTATATAATTATGTTAAGAATTCCTTAAATTGGAGAATAAATGATACTATTCAACAATTTATTAATAACAGAATTATAGAATCCAATTCTCAAAATATTAATTATGACGGAGAGTCTATAGCAAGTGATATAATCAGAGGAAATATATTATTAGATTCAGATTTAGTACAGCCACAAAATGGTAAGACTACATCAGAGATGATAGCTAGCGCTATTGCAGATTATGCCGTTAATTCTGCCATATCTACTTTAGAGTTTGAAAAATTAGTATCTGGAGACCTTGCGTACTATAAAAACTTAGACGACCGTGTAAAACGTTACTCTGCTCTTACTTCTACTAGACAGATAATGAATATACCTCAGGATGATTAGACGTACAGAACTGTATCTTTAAATACTAACAAATTGGTATCTAAAGTAATGCATGATGCTATGTATGATAAGTATGTAGGTACAGAAGAAGCTCCTGGTATTCTTACTAAGTTATACTTCAGATTCAGAGACGAAAACAAATAGAACTTTGTTGGTCTAACTGATAAAGAGATATACGAAAAAGCATAGAGAGATGCTGATAATAGATTGTCTGGTTATAATGATGTAGACCCAACAGATGCTCAGGTTTGGATTTCTCCTACTATGTTCCGTAAATTATCTATAATGAACGGAGATTGGAATGAAGATAAACAGAGAGCATTTGATTTATTGGAATCAGATGAACAATTGTCTTTGGAGTAGGAAATTGAATTACATAATATAGTTATGCAACCGTTGAAATATGTACATTTTGGTTACATAAATTCCGATGGTAATAGAATTCCTATCTACGACAAGATGTCTCTAGCTACTATATTCAGACGTACTGCTGTAAATCGTGACTTACAACAAATGTATGATTATATGAAAGACAATGATGTAGACATGATTAAAATGAATAGTGCTACTAAGTCTGGTAACATGCAACGTATGAAGATGTATGACGGAGACTGGAAATTACAAGATCTAAATGAATCTGCTGTATATGAACAGGAATTCAAATACATAGGTAAACAGTTAGTGACCGATCCTCATAATGTGGAGAGAGTTACCTTTGCAACACAACCTATTAAGATCTGTATGTCTAATGTTGAGAAGGAAGGTGATTATGATTTCCAAGGTAAGACAGTTAAAGGACAGAAACTAATTGACGAATATGTTCAAGCTATAGATAGACTATCTGATATAGGTAAATAGAAGCTGTTTAATCAAATAGGTATTAAAGAACAAGGTGGTAAGTTATATGTAGACAAAACTAAGTTCGTTAAAATGCTTAGAGATGATGCCATCAACAGTAATATGCCATATAATTTGATTGATGCTTTACAAACTGTTATTAAGTCTGACGATACTACAGATTATTATATAGAATTATCAGTGTTGCCATCTCTTAATTGGATACATAGTAGGATAACTGCAATGATTAAGAAAGCTACTATTGATATCAATACTCCAGGTAATGCTTTCATTCAGATGTCTAACTTTGGATTTAAGACTACTACATTCGATAAACCTCTCAATACAAAAGTAAAAGGAGAAGGTATAATATTTAATGACGAGCTTAAGTTCAAAAGACCTGATAATGGCAGAATGGAATGTATTGTATCTATTAATCTATTCAAATCTGTATTACCAGCTGAAATACAAGGAGATTTTGAAAAGTCCAAAGAATACATACTAGCTAATGCTGATTTGTTTGCAATAGGTTATCGTATTCCTACACAGGGTATGAACTCTACACTGCCATTACAGATTGTAGATGTATTAAGAGAAAGCTCAGGCGATGTTATTATAATGCCTTCTGAAATTACTACACTTACTGGTTCTGACTTCGATATTGATAAAATGTACATGGCTAGGTACAACTATAGAGATATAGACGGAAAGCTAGAAAAAATACAATTTATTGATAGTGATGACTACTCTAATGAAGAAGAATTCCTAACAGCAGTATATAATTATAAATATGCAGCTTATCAAACTAATAAATATAAAGAAGCAGAAAAGGATGTACCTAAAGTTCTTAATACTCTGTATAAGAAAGTATTAATGAACAATGATACTATGATGGCAGAAGATAAAGAATTCTTATTAAATTATATTAAAGGTTATAATTCATTTATTAACTACAATGATGCATTAGATATACTTGATAATATAACTATATCTGATACTGAAAAAGTAAGTAGAATAAGAGGATTATTCAATAAAAAGACCGATATAATAAAATTAGAAGACTTTATATCAAATAATACAGGTAAAGATAAATGGACCGTAAATAGTAGAGAACAAATAGAAAACAGATTATTAGATATATTTAATACTACTCTTACTTCTGATAACCATTTCCTTGATGCTACTACTCCTCTTGATGTTACTACTCAACCTATTAAAGACATTGTAGGTAAAGTAGATAAATATCTTGCCGACAAGAAGAATATCAGTTCTCTTGAAGCATTATTCCCTCCATATCAATTGGAAATTAAGAACAATAACACTGGTGCTGATGCAGGTATTGGTCCTATGGCGTTGATTAATACATTCAGAACATTTGCTCAAATAGCTGGTTTGAATTTAAATACTATGTCTGTTACTAATGACGGTAAACCTAATGTATGTCAACTACTTGGTATCAATACTTTAGATCTTAAGTATGACAGAAATGGTATATCTATATTGGACTGGACTTCTGCATTGATTAATGCTCACGTAGATGCTGCTAAAGACCCTTATATTACTCGTCTTAATGTTAATAAATATACATATAGTGCTACTGCATTTATGGTATCATCAGGTCTGGGTGATTCAGTATTTTACTTCTTGCCACAGCCCATACTTAGAGAGTTAGCCTCTGAAGCTATGCGTATAAAGAGTGCTAAAATAGGTTCTAACCCAATTGAAATATATCAAAAAGCTTGGCTTAAGAATACTAAGGAAAAATATGAAAAACTACTTGAAGATGCTATAAATAAACATAATAGTACAGTTACTTCAGATGAATAGGTACTAAGAGAAGACCTTCCTTTGTATGGCGATACTTTCTTTACAGATAAAATAATGAATAAAGAATGGTTAGAAAGTCAATTAGCAATACCAGAAAAACAAAGAGATTATAATTGGTATAATAATCAATTACAAATACTTGAGTATTTCAATCAAATAGATGAATATGGAAAATCTTTATCTAATTTGATTAAAGCGTCTCAAATTGATACCGCTAAGTTTGGTAACAATGCTAACGAAATGATATTACATCTACATACCATAGAACAGGCATTATCAGATACTAACTTTACTAATCCGTTTGATATTTTCAATAAAACTTTCTTAGGTAAGAAGTTAGAAAATAGTATCAACCTAATGTTCAATATGTTAAGTAATGAGATTATAGAGTTCGCTCCTAACTTTGTAAATATGATAGAATAGATACAGAGATAGACAGTTACCTACTATGCTAAGGATGAAAGAATAGTTAATGCTATATCAAGAGAATTAAAAACCAATATAGAGGCTGGCTTCTTTAATGAATATATGAAAGCTAATAACAAGACTGTTAAATCATTATTCTATGGTAATAATTCTATAGTAGATAGAGTATCTAATCTAAGAAATGCAATATATACAAATCAAAAGTATTAGAATTTAAAAGATAATGCATTATTAAGATTGCTTGAACCTGGTATAAATTCAGATCCAAATGCTCCTAAGATCTTCGAAGTATCTACTACAAAACAGCGTGATACTCAATCTAAGAATATGTATACATATGCTTGGAGAGACTTATTAGAACATCCGAGTAAAGAAGTAAGAGATATTGCAAAAGATTTAATTCTATATTCATTCTATAGCAGTGGTGGACACTCTAATGGTATCTATAACTTCTTTGATTTAGTACCTTATGAAGTATTAGCGAAAGGTTTTGAGTTAAATGGTCAAACATATGAAGAATATATGAAATAGACAGTAAGTAGTCTTAATGATAATGAATCTTACTTAGATTATGCTACTATCATAGATAACACATTAAGAAGTCTATGGAATAATGATAGATTAATTCCCGATGTATCAAATAACTTTATAGACGCGTCAATGTCTGATCCTGATGTTAAACACGGACCTGCAATATATCTTCGTTTACAAGAAGATAGAACTAATTTTATGTAGTCTCTGGATGAAAGTTATAAACCATATGTTAAGGTAAAGGATAAAGCCAATGCGAATGATACTTTATTATACAAGTTCGTAGGAAAGAGTATTAACACTAATGGAGACACTCAGTTAGTATACGCGTTAATACCTAAGACAGGTTATACATATAAAGGTTTTTCTATAAAAGAGGCTTCTAATACTACAGAACTCCCAACTAATCAAGTTAAAGACTATACCGACTTAAATGTAGAGTTTAATAAGAAGTTTAGTAAGAATCAAGTTAAGTTTATACCTGCAAAAGAGATAATAGATGAGACTGGTTCTAACCGAACCTATGATGAAGATGGAGAAGCTGAAGTGAAGAATATAGAATAGGAATAGCCAGTTGTTAATGACGCATTTAATAGTAATATGTCACAAAAACAAGCCGAGGGTATATTAAGTAAAGATGCTATTAGACGATTTACATATTAGGATGTGCAATTCTCCACTGTAAATCAAGCTTACTATTATACTGTAGCTAATTTGATTCCTAATCTATCTAACGAGGATGTAAAATAGAAACTATTACAGAATTTATCAGAGGTTGATGAAACAGCTAAGTAGATAGATTATGATGTTAAAGGTGAAGATGGAACCACATTAAGAGAAATGGAAGAAATACTACACGATCAATTGATGTATGACATTCAATATACATCTATAACATCAGATCCTAATGCAATTGAAGCTTTAAAAACTATAGAGACTTCAGATGAAATACTTACAGATTTGAAGAACGATATAGCTAATGATTTCAGTGATGAAGCAATGTTAAACTGTAAAGGAAAATAATATGATATGCCCTAATTTAAACGATAAAACAGTAAAACAATAGTTCACAGAACTTGTTAATGCCGTAGGCGAAGTAGCGGCATATGATATATGGAACCAAAACAACGGTAATGCTATAGACAAGGCCCCTAATGGGGCTGAGTCTAAGCTGTTTTCAGACCTTTTAAACTATTATAATGGAGATCGTAATAGTGCTATAAAGGCTAAGGCTTAGGTATACTCTAGAAGCTTTAAAAACAAATTTGGAAACTGGCTTAACGATAGTAATGAACCTTCATTATCAACTGTAGTATAGATAGATACCAACACATTAAATATAATTACTCCTTCTGATCCAGATTTACGTGAAAGATTATTCAACGGTAAAAATGAAGCATCTATCGGAGTAATGCTCACTAGATTAGCTAAAAGTAGCCCCGCACTTGTTCCTTTTATTAATAAAGTAAAAGCTAGCATACCGGTAAATGTAAAAGCTAGGAAAATAGTACTGATACCTTATAATGAAAATAACCCATCTCATGCTTGGTATGATACTGATAATGGTGTAATTTATATATCAGAAAATGCAGCATATGAACATAATGGAAAATTATCTAAAGCTGATAACACAATATTCCATGAGATACTTCATGCAGCTACAGTAAGTGTACTCAACAATAGTCCTGAATTAAAAGGTGAACTTAAGTCTATAATGGACAATGTAAAATAGTATATTGGTTCTGACTACTATGGTATGAAAGATGAATATGAATTCTTAGCTGAATTATGGTCTAATGCAAGATTCGCTAAAGAATTAATGAACATACCTGCTTCTAAAAAACAAAGTATGTTAGATAAGATTATAGACTGGTTAATGAAAGCATTTGGTATTACTAATTCTGATAATGCTTTTGTTGAGGCTCATAATTTTATGGTTAATATGCTTACTAATTATCAAGATTTAAATTACAACTTAGAAGATATAAATAAGGAACTAAGTACAGCAAACCTACATTTAGCTAAACCTATTAAACAGACTAACAATCCTGTTACGATTAAAAATATATTTGATCAACAAAGTAAACATATTGCTTTTGATGCAGATACTCATACTTATACTAATACTGAAACTGGAGAAGTATACAAATCTGTATCTGATGTTAAGAAGTTAGCTGGTTTTGCTGAAGATATAGATACTATGACTCAGCAACAACTTATATATGGTGACTTCACCGCTAGAGTAGGTACAGCTATACATGAAGTACTAAGTAAGTTGATGAAAGGTGAACCAATAGGAGATACACAATTTAGTCCTAGAGTAATAAAACAACTTACTAACATAGCTAATATAGTAAAGAGAAACGGTCAAGTAATAGCATCAGAGTAGGTAATATCAAATGATGATGCAAAAGTAGCTGGTACATTAGACTTATTAGTAAGAGATAAGAGAGGTAAAATAAAACTTCTTGATTTCAAGACTAAAATGCGTAATTATGGTGACAAGAAGAAATACGGTTTTACTTACTATAATAAGACTAAGTATTCAAATAGACCAGATAGGGACAGACATATGTTCTAGTTAGCTATGTATTAGTACATACAAGAACAATTAGGAATACATATAGATGAAAGAGGTGTAATTCCTATCGAAGTAGATGTAGATAAGGAAGGTAATGTTACTAATGTATATTTTTCTAATGTATTAGTAAATGAAGAAAATCAAAATGAATTGACTGGCGTATATAAAATGCCAATACGTAGTGATGTAGATTTAGCAGCTAAGAAATCATTAGGTTTACTTGGAGAAAATAGTCAATTAAGTAAATTAAATGAACAACAACTAAAATAGACATCAGAGATAGTAAACAAGATATTAAAAACACTATCTAATAAGACTATATTGTTATCTTCTAAAGGTAGAGACATTGAATCTAGAATACTTAAAAATAAAGTAAAAGAGTTTCAAGATGCTACGGAACAAGAGATAATGGTTGGTTATATTAATACCGCTCTAAGTAGCTTAGAAAAGGAAATACAGCGTTATAATAATCTATTAGATAGAGAAAAGGAAGAAGGTCAAGCTGTATGGAATCTAACTACACTAGAAATATGGAAAGATTTAGCAGAATCATTTGAACCTCTTAGAGATCTTAGAAACTATCTATATGACTACAAAGATTTCTTATCTAAGGATGAACAAGCAGAAGTACTGAAAGCTTTAGATACAGCTATTACTTATAAAAATGTGTTAGAAAAGGCTTATGATGTTAAAGGTAAACCTCTTTGGATCCAATGGTTACAACCGTTTGTAGGTATAATTAGAGGTAGGTATAAAAGAGAAGCAGAGATACAGTATAAAAAAGATAATAAAGGAAGAAAAATCAATAAAGATGATATGCAAGCTTATATTGATAAATATATCAATGATAATGCTGAAAAGATTCAAACTGAGACATATAACTTTATTGAACAACAATCAAGAATAGCTGATTCCGATACTAATGCTTTTTATAGGTATACTGATACTATATTTCAATCATAGGATCCTATAATATCTGCTATGGCAAAAGCTTATGATGAAGTAGTATCATAGACTAGAGTACAATATGTAGATAAGTATAGAAAATTAGCTGACCTTACTAAAGAATTACATAAAACATTAGGTGTAACAATAGCATCAGATCCTAAGAAAGTATATGATTTTATGATTGAATACACTTCTAGTGGGCCAAGATTGATTAAATAGATGCCTTCATCTTTTGATGATGCTTATTTAGAGGCTAAGGAAGAAATAGACAAGGATCCCAAGTATGTACTTCCAGAACAGAGAAGTGAAGCTTTAAGAGCGTGGTTGAATAAAAATGCTCCTATAGTAGATAAAGAAAGACTTAATCGAGCTAAGCTTGATTTATTTGATAAAATGTTATAGGAAGATGATATCACTGAAGAAGAGCATAAGATACTTGTGGAAAATGAAAAATCCAAAAATAGAAGGAAGGGTGTATATACTTTAGCTTCAGAAAGTAAGATAAGCAGACAAGCTGCAGAATTAGTTCAGCAAGAAATGTCTAAACTTATTTGGCAGTATAGAAAAATAGATCCTAAACTGTATCCTAATACTAAGTGGGACAATTTATCAAAACTTAGAAAGACCAATCCTGATGATATTAGAATACGATTTTATGATTTTATATATTCCTTATCAGAAGAAGGAGATGCAGGTGTAGCTAAAAGATATAAACTAAATGGTAGGTTACCTGGAGTATCACTAGACATGATGGAAAGGGTCAAATCTGGGCAGAATATAGCTAAGGCTGCTCTAAGAGATGCAAAGAGACAAGTAATTAGAAATGAGGATGATACTCATCTTGGTTCTTTTGCACTATCTGATGAATTAGATAGACCTATAGACTTTGTTCCAGTATTCTATACAGCTAGATTAGAAGAACAAGATCAATCTTATGATATACCTAGTATATACAATAAATGGTTTGCATCAGCTTTAAACTATTATAATACTACTAAGGTAATGGCTCAATTAGAATTCACTAGACATGTTGTTAATAGTCGTAGAACTAAAATAACTGATAGTAAAGGTAGAGCTATTAAGAACTACTTGGAGAAGAAATTCCTTGATGAAAATCCTAATTCTTCTATTAATGCTTCTGATGTAGTAAAAGATACTTCTAATTTAGCAGATTAGTTAAATGATTGGTTCTAGCAAGTAATATATCAAAAATCAGATGCTGATCTAGGTATAATAATGGGAGTAGACGCTGCCAAATTAGTAGATTTACTATCTAAGTATACATCATTATCTATAATGGGTGTTAACTATATAAGTATGGTTAACAATGTCCTTATGGCAGAGACTCAACAAGCTATAGAAAGCTTTGCAAATAGATATGTATCTGCTAAAGCCTATACTAAAGCTACAGGTGAATATGCCAAAGACCTTCCCAATATACTTGGTGATATAGGAGCTACTAAGGCTACAAGTAAAGTTAACTTATTGAATGAACATTTTGGAGTATTTACAGATTATACTGAGGGTGATTTCCAAAATAAGCTTAGATTTACAAGATTGTTTAATACTTCTGCCTTATATGCTACTAATAATTTAGGTGAGCATGAAGCTCAATCTCGTTTTCTGATAGCTTCGTTGATAAATAAAGAAGCTAAGGACAGAAACGGGAATGTAATAGGAAGCGTATACGATTATTTTTATGTAGAAGACGGCAAGCTTAAATTTGATAAGGATGGAGTAGTAGCAAACTTTAGTCCAGATGAACAAAATTAGTTCTCAGCTAGAGTAAGAGCTTTACTTATGCAAATGCATGGTAATTATGCTCCTCACACTAAAGTAGCTTTATAGAGATGGGGTCTTACACGTTTAGCTTTAATGTTCCGTAAATGGATTATACCTGGTATTAGAAGAAGATATTCTACAGAATACTATGATAATGTCATTGATGATTGGCAAGAAGGTTATTATCGTACCGGTGCTAGATTCATCAAGAACAAGGTAGGTTCTTTCTTTATGAAATACAAAGATGAAGCAAGAGCATTAGAAATGGCATCAAGTGCAGATTGGAGTACAATGACCGAATTTGAAAAGTATAATGTAAAAAGGTTTGCTATTGATGCTGCATTCTTAACCGCTGCTATTATACTTACTGCAGTACTTACTAAACTGAAAGATGACGATGACGACGAAGATATGAAGATATTTTGGTCTAATATGGCTTATCAAACTTATCGTCTTAAGACAGATATTGCATTTTTCTTTAATCCTGCGGATGCTCTTAAGATTGTTCAATCTCCTATTCCTTCTTCTTCACTTATTAAAAGCTTTACTAATTTTATGGGTCAGATTATTAAAGATCCTACTGAGAAATATGTACGTGGAGAATGGAAAGATCATTATAAGCTTGAAAAGCAATTCTTTGATTTGTTACCTATAGCGAGACAACTATATCGCTATCAAGATATTGCGAATGAGATGACATTATTACAATCTAAATAATATTAAAGTAGCTTAGAAAAGAACTTGCTTACTATCATCATTATAGTTTATTATATAAAGACAAAGGCTAAGGAAATTAATCCTTAGCCTTTTTTTATTCCTAATATGAGGACATATATATTAGGAATATTTACAGGAACAATTGAATCTATAGAAATATAATGCCAGAATCATCTGGCATTATTTCTTCTGGAATTACTTCATAGATATCAGGTGGTGGTAATATTTCGCCATTATCTTGTACTCTGGCTTGTTCAAATACCTTATTACCACATCTGCAGCTCTTATTAAACAAAGCGTATGTGAAACTTTTAGAACTTAAATTCCAAAAGCTTAATACCTGTTGTTTTAACTCAAGGCTACATTGACTATATCTTCCTTCTTTAATACAATTATAATCTTTCTTGTACTTATTAGGTATAGTAAATACAAATATATAATATGTATCTTCATCATCAATATAGATGAACTTACCATAAAAATACTTATTCTTCGTTAGAAAGAATAGATTCTTATAGTAAGTATCATCAAATTCATCAATACGGAACATTAGAAATATGTGACTATCTAAATATGGTTTATCCTTCATTGCCATAAAAGCATTTATGAATCTACCATAGGAATTCCAATACATAGCTTGTCCAAAATCACTAAATTTCTCATTCTTCTCTGCTAACATAGGCAGAAGAAAACGAGTACTTATAGTTCTTTTTCTATTACTACCAAATACATCTACATAATTCATAGTCTTTCAGTACCATCCCCCTCGTAATAGCTAAGAGTGTGCTCCCAGTTATTAGTTCGATAATGGTATGAAAGTTCTGTTAATGCATTGATAATAATAGTTTTTTGAGAGTCTAACTCTGTTTCATTAAACATATCAAATACTCTCACTTCATAGCTACCATTTGTTTGAATAGCAACTATATAGGCTTCACAGTCGTAATCTGAAATATCAATATCTTGATCTTTCATATACCAAGTAATAGCTAACAAATAATAAGCTATTTGTCTGTAATAGCCAAATTCTTCTACAGAATGTTTAAAGTTATAAACATCTGAAGTAGTCTTTAAGTCGATTAGAATAATCTTCTTATTGACATGATCAAATATACATCTATCAAGTAAAGACTTGCAAGGTGCATACCAAATCTTATCTTCATCCATCTTAAGACTATTAGTCATAATAGGAAATGTCCAGTTAATATGAAACTCATTATGAGATTCTACTCCTGGTATATCTGTTAGTAATTCTTTTGCCTTCTTATGACTATCAATGTTAGACTTAATTGTCTTTAACATACTCAAATCAGCAAAGGAAATCACCTTTCTGTTATCTTTTTCATTTCGTAATGCTTCTATATAGTCAGCATAACGAATACATAGCTCTGTAGCTTCTTTTAAGACGATTTCAGAGCTTTTTGAATTGCTATATGCAGATTTATATGCAGCAATCTTCTTATCGTCTTCTATGAGCTCTAATGAGTTTGCATAGTTCTCACAGAAATCTTTTTGTTGTTTTACTTTAGGTACTTCATAATCTAAAATAGTATAATCCTTCCAAAATTCATCTGGTTGAAGTATATATTCATGAATCATAGTACCCTTCTCTAATTGTGGTAACTTTAATCCTTCTTCTTTACCGTCGAGCATATTACGGAAATACAAAGGACCCTTCTTTAGAAACCAACCAATAGAAGAATTTGATATTCTCGTGTTATCTTCATAATACGGTTTATCAATTATCATGTTCTTCTTCTAAATACTTTTTGAATCGTTCAAGTCTCTCTTTAGCATCATTACTATTCTCAATCAACTGAAAATATCTATATGCTCCTTCTATGTTACCTTCTTTAAGACAGTTAAATATACCTTCTTCATAACTCAATATATTTGAATCATGCTCAGTATTTTTTGTAACATAGAAATTATTAATCTTTGTACTAAGTTTAAGGCTATTCCAAGCATCCTTAGTATAGTTAATTGCTTGCTTTATTAGATTCATCTTTTTCAAAGTTTATTGTTACTATTTTAAGTCTTTCTCTCTCAATATAACTATCAGTTAATATACTGCAATTATATTGATTAAGATGACCGTAGGATATACCATTATGCCAATGCCCAAAGAAATGATGCTTGTACTTACCGAAACAGTAATGTTCAAGCTTCTCATTATAATTAGGATTTTCATGTGTGATTAGAATATCACATTCAGGTATATTTTCATATGGACATTTATACTCATCATATTCATGATTAGTATCCTCAAATGCCCATTTTTGCCAGTGTATAGGAGCTATCCAAGGAGTGCCATAGAAAGTAACTCCTTCATATTCATAGAGTTCATCAATAAGAAATACTACTTTATCATCAGTAAGTATAGATATCTTATCTTTGAATTGCTGAAGTGTAATATCTTTATCTAAACTATCATACAATCGTTCGATATAGATATCATGATTGCCAGGTACTACTATTACTTTCTTACAAGGAAGTTTATCTACCCAGTTTACAAAAGTAACACTCCACCATTTATCTGATTCATCACTATCTCTTTGAACAACTAACTCTACTACATCACCAGCTATACATAGTACATCACACTCAGGTATACTAGGTAGATTACCATGTAAATCGCTAATTGCACATATTTTCATATTGTAAATTTCTTGTTAGTTTATATACTAATAATGTATAGAAAATTAACATCCTTTCAAATGTTTTATTAACTCATCTACTTGTTTTTGATTATGAACTATGTAAAATTTTACATCAATTTCACGTCTATACAAGTAGTAGTTAAATAGTTTCTCACGTAAAGGCCATGCCTCATTAGGATAGCCTTTACATTCGATAATAAATCCATCACCTACAAAATCAGGTAGGTAAGTCATTGGACGATATTTCTTTTCTCCAAAAGTAAAAGCTGGAAGAAGTTCAAATCTGTGCTTTTCATAATCAGCCTTGATTTTTGCTTCTTTCAGCTTCTTATATGTATAGGTTTCAAGTTTACTTCTAAACTTTATACCGTCATATTCATTTGGAGTAGCGTTTTTTACTTTTCCTTGCTTCTTTGTACTTTTTCTTCTTACAAATAACATCATGATAAGACTACACTCTTACAATAAGTTATAGAATCATTCTTAGTAGAAGCTCCAAATGTACTTTTTAATGTAACAGGTTCGCCTTTCATGGCTTTATCCATTACAAATTTGATAATACTCCATGCAGCCTTCCATTTTGCATGACAAGCTTTTACTTCTCCAGCAAGTACTTGAGCAATATAGTCAACTAAGAATGCAGGAATACAGTACATAATGAAAAGTATTTTGACAGGGTAAGACAATATCTTACCTATATTTTTAATAAATTTCTTCATAAAGCCAATTTTTTATAGTTTCAAAGTCATTTGCTTTAATAGCATCTGATATATCTTTAGCCTTAAATTTTTTATTAATTAACAGACCTTCTAGACCTGTTTTAAGGCTTATTTTGCGAAGATAGCGAACGCCGGCCTCGTCTCTATCGAACATTATAATAATGCGTTTAAAACGCTTCTTAAGCTGTTCTAATGCTTTATCGGGTAAAAAAGTTGATTCTGATGATGGGCTTATCGCGGGAATACCCATTTCGTATAAACACATGACGTCTTTCATACTCTTTGTTATAATGAGTATATCACCAGTTTTAGGTAACTGTTTAAATCCCTGAATATCGTTTTCGGTCAGGTTATTACGCCACTTTGTATATTTATCTGCTAAAGGTCTATATATCTTAAAATGATTATATACCTTATAAGCATACATAGGATTCGTATCCTTGTAAATACCCTTTACAATACCATTACACAAATAATATTTGATACTACTTACTCCGAATTTCTTCAAAGTAGTAATACTAATATTGAACTGAGACCAGTAATTGATGTCTGTTAGAGTAAAGTCTTGTCTTACTACACCAATTACTGTCTCTGTTGACGGTATGTATTGCTTAGAGCTAACGAGTTGCGTATTGTTAGTAATCTTAAGCTTATTAACTATATCATTCAGTATATCTGAATAATTAGTTAAACCAGTAAGTAATGAAACAAACTTAATTACATTACCGCAATCACCTGTGCCATGATCTTTAAACATTAACTGTTTAGTAGTCCTACTATAGAAACATCCAAATGATGGATTTTTATCTTTTCTAAAGGGACTATTATAAATCATGCCAACTTTAAAATTACCTATATACGCTGAATATATATCATATTCTGTTACTTTAGATAGTATGTACTCTAAAGTAATATTCTCTTCATCTTTTATGTTTGTAGTGTCATATAACATATGATATATCTTTAGTGGAATACTACGGAATCGAACCGTAAATTAGGTATATTATAATACTTGTTTTACCATTAAACTAGTATCCCTTATAAAAACGTGAGTGCATACTATCCAGAATCTATGAATTTTGTAATTCGCCACCGCCTTTCACGGCTTGCATCGGATTCCTCTAAGAGTCATGCCACCGATAAATTACTCACATAGCGGCATGCTACTCACGTATCGCTATATTATGCCTAGCGTAGGCAAGCTGTTAAAAGGTTATATTAGAATGGCAAATCGTCATTCTGAGTATCTGTTACTCCTTTATCTACCTTATCTAACGGATTAACATCTGTTATTTCCTTATCTGCTGTGATAGGACGAACAAAGACATCAATATTCAATTCTGTAATCTTACTTACTTGACCCTCAGGTAAATTCATTGGTTCAATGAAAGTAAATTTACAATAGTTAGGTAATGTAGTATAACCTTTATTGTTATAAACTATCTTTACTCTAAGTAAAATATCTTTATTTGCTGCATTCAGCAAATTAACAACCCAATTAGCAAATTCATTAAATGATGAACCTGCAAAGACGAGAGCTTCTTTAGGATAGAAACAGCTAAGTATCTGCAATATACGCTTTACTTGTCTATTTGCTCTGTTCTGAAAGTCTTCTTCAGATTCCATAGGTTTCTTAGTAGACTCCCATTCAGTATGTGTCATAGTCTGTTCATCTTTCTCGAATTTAAATTCAATAAAGATATTACCATTAATGGACTTATCAACTCTAGCACTTACAAATTTCACATTATCGTGAATACCTGCTTCTAAGTACTTATTTTTACTCTCTTGTATCTGGTTTGCTAATTCTGTACTATAAATCATAACTTAATCTTTTAAACTGATATAAAATACTGTTAAAAGTTACTCAGGCAAATATATTTTGTCCCAATATACCTTAATATCGTTGTTTTCATCGCTTTCTGCAATGACAATGTTCTTACCTCTTAAATGAGGTGCTCTTGCTTCTCTAACGGAGTTATCTCCACCTTCAAAAGAGATATGAGTTTCATTTCTCTTTCTATATACATAGCCAACAGCATCTGCTTCGCCACATATAATATTAGCAAGTTTACCTACTAAGTCAAGGGACATTTCTGATAACTCTTCTCCTTCCTTATTAATCAACTTATCTCGAGTATGACCAATAAGTATAAAGTTATCACATAAATCTCTAAACATATCTATAACTTTTCTTACAGCTTGTTGTAGATACATATAACCAGAACCATTAGGTAAGGTTCTTACGTCATTTCCAGAGTAATTCTTACCCATAGGAGTTGCTCTATATAACTGCGCTGCATAGCTAAGACATATCTCCTCTAATCTTGAGGCATTGTCTAGAGTAATATATTTGTATGGTTTCTTACCGGTCTGTTTAATTTCTTCTCTAATTGCTGTAGCAATGTCTCCTAAGTCTTTTACAGACCTAGCTTGTACAGCAAGAGCTTCGAGGAACTCAGAACCACCCTCTAAGTCTACGATTAGATTATTATCTAATCTAGACGCTAGAGTGGTTTTACCGGCTTTTGGTTTGCCAAATATAATTAAGAATCGAGGATTCTCTACTTTGGCTTTTACTTTCTCTTTCGGTAATACAATCATAAAGCTTTAATTATATTGTATCCTCTGAGAATGCTTTGGTAGTTTCTGATAGTTTGGATATTTATTTAGAATAAACCACGATTTTTAATCTTAATCGTGATATCAATAATAGTCTTTTTAGTTTTCGGTTTCAAATGGTTCAATGAACCAGTTGCAATCGGGATGATATCGTAACCAATCTGTACGAAGTTATCAAAAATCTTAATCGGTGTACCGAATTCGTCTTCAAAGTCATAATCCTTCTTAAAAGGATAATTCTTCTTAGCATAAATATCAAGTGCAGACAATGCGTTAAAGAATTCTTTTTCAAGGTCAAAGTTAATGCTACCATCAGCAAAGCACTTGAACGGACATTCTGCACATTCCTTAGGCAACCATCCAATATTATGAGTCTTACTCAAGCCAAGAGTAATATAATCACCAGCACCAGCATATTCAATGCCATAGGTGCATTTAGGATAGTCATAATTACTTTCTACTGTTAACCAAGGATAAGCGTTAACAACACGTTTCATCAAAGATTCTTTGTAGATATCTGCAGTTTTATTGTTTTTCGGTAACTTAAATGTATATGTTTTCATAATTTTCAGCCTTTTTAATTGTTATTACTAAACGAAATCTTCATCACTGGTTCCTCATCTCGTATAGTCTCAATTAAGTTATTGTATTTCAAATCGTTATCAAACTCTAATATCGCACATTCTCCTGCATCTCTATTTTTAAGTATATGCAAGTAGACTTTATTCTTCACTAGTAAACGATTTGGTCCATACTGTTGTATATTGAGTAGTTCCGGTCTGTGGATACATATAACATAGTCAGACGCATGAAATATAGTATCAGCGGAAGATATATCACTACGCATTGGATAATGCATAGAGGGGTTGTTAATTCTTTCAGGACTCTCAATGTTTCGATTCATCTGTGATAACTGAATTATAGTAGTATCAGGTAACTTCTTTACTCTGATAAATAGTTTCTGTAAATCTGAAATCACTTGCAGGGCTGTTTCACGAGCTTGACCTTCAACAAGTAAAGTATGATCAAGTATAATCACAAATTTCTTGCCTTTAGCCTTATTCTCGTAGAAATAGTTTATAGTAGATGCTATATCGTCAACAGTACCCGGTGTATCTACATAATATATCGGATATGATTTTATTTGTTGAGAAGTTTGTTCAACTTTGGCTAATAAATCATCATCTAATTCATTATTAGCACTGTATAGCTCTGCAGTAGTTTGCCTTAGCTTACTGCTCATTTTTCTACCTACCTGCCTAGAACTTAACATCTCAAATGAGAAATTAAGTACTATAACATCCTGTTTAGAATTTAAATCTATTAAATCAGTTTCAAGCGTATTTACAAATGAAGATTTACCACTACCAGATATACCTACTATAGTATATATCGTATTAGGTTCAATACCACCCATGCAGGATTTATTGAACTTATTCCATCTTGTACGTAGTGAAATAATCTCATGATTTTTTCTTCTACGTATATATTCTACTGCTTCATTTGTAGCTGAAGATATATGACAGAATGGTAGTGTTTTAGATAAGTTCTGTTCCATAATTATAGTTATCTATGGTTGAAGGTTTATCTAATTTCATTTGTTCATCATAGGTTTCCCACTCGTGTTGAGTAAGCCATTTCCACATAGTTTTCATATAACCCATTTTACCGGTCATCATCTTGTTATCTATCTCAAATTTAAGACAATTAATAAGATGTTGATGCATAGCTTTGCTTTTGCCTACTATGCGATTATATTCCTTTCTACATTTGTTTACATTAGCTCTGAGGAAACCTTTAGTTCCATCAGGTCTCATAACATAAACTGGAAATTGGTCATAAAATTCATCAAACATAGTCTTATCTTCTTTTAGAAGTTCAACTAATTTGCTTGTTTTATTTATGACTTTGGTATCTCCATCATACTGGATAGAGATTAAACCTAAATGCTCTAACTCTCGTATTTCTTCTTCATTAACTAGGCTGAGAAGTCTCTGAATGTCTTGATTGATTGTTTTGATATCACTCAATACGATAGTTAGGAATACTAATTGATTAATAGTTAGGTTGGGTATTCTATCTAAGATAGAAGTATCTATTTCTAAAATCATATTCTCATATTTAAATATGAGCTTACAGTTCTTTGAAATATTTTGGTAAAGCCTTTGTTAATCCCATAGGCTCAGTTGTAACGGTTTTAAGTCTCGGATTATCTTATAGGCTTCATAAATATAATACCTATAGTTAATCTTTCTCTCTTCAATTGGTTTGTCATCGAACTTATTCAAAAGAGTAACACCAGATGCAGTAAGCATATTCTGATATGATTTAGCATCAGTGTTATCTGAATATTTCCATTTCCATAAGTATCCACCATTAGTAGATGCATAGAAACGATTAGTTCGCTGTTGTTCTTGGTTCATGTATTCAACATGCCATTGTTTACCAGTTTTCTCAGACATCAAGAATTTACGTATATCCGTACATCCTTTTATAGTGTCTTCTACTGGTATACCATCTACGAAGTACTTTATAATAGCTTCAGGTATTATCTTTGCAGATAATCCTTTACCTAATAGTACTTTAGTAATAAACATACCTTTTGTTTTAATTAAATCAGGATTTTTAGTTTCCTTGTATCCTTCTTTAACTGCAATATAGTCATTAATTGCATATTGGTACATAGCTTCAAAACGCTCTTCTTCAAGAGTAAGTCTTGTAAGTTGTTCCCATTCTCGACAAATCTTGTTAGCCTGTTCATATATACTTTTCTTAAGTAATACAAATAGACCATCAGTATTTGCCTGGACGATTCGGCATCCTATTTGTGTTAGCTTTTCAGCTAACATTAGCAATAATAACTGTCCATTTATTCTACATTATATTCTATATAAGACGCAACTCTTATATACGTTCTCTTATGAACTGCTGTATGTTACCATACAGATTAGACTATATCTTCTCCTTTTACTTAAGCAGTCAGGAGTTCCCCGTTTCCACTACCATTGGCTTGTAGTGTACTCTCTTTCGAGATAGTCGTTGAACTTTTTATTAAATTATGATAGATTTGTTTAATCTTAGATAAAAATAGTTCCTTTGAAAATTTATTTTTCATTGTATTACAAAGCTTACAGCATGGAATACAATTTTGTAGATAATAACCCTTACTAGAGTCTATTCTATCCACTCCACTATAGAGGTTTTCTGAGTCATTATTAGAGAAACTGTTACAATAATGACAAGGTTCTGTGATAATATCTTTAAACTCTTTTTCGTTTAATTTCCATTCAATATTTCGAGCTTTAGCATTGTTTATATAATGAATATAGACATTATATAATACTGTATTTAGATCTTTCCCAAACCTATTATATACACAATTTCCACATTTTAAGTTATCAAAATTGTTTAAAGCTTCTTTTTTCCTGGAAAATATATTTCCACATTTCTTGCATTGAATTTTATAATAGAGATGAGCTCTATTATTTTTCTCATATCTCTCAGAATCAAATTCTATTACCTTAAATTTGTCATTTTCAAGATTTAATGTTTTATCTAATAATTTCATAATTTAAAACTTAGTTACTGATTGTCCTTTTAATGTATAATGTAAAGTTTAAAAGGATGTTCCAGTAGTTAAGGGAATTTTTTTCTATGTATTTCTACATAGGCAGACCAAATTTAATCTGCATTACTGCAAAAGGACTATAACAGAAGTTATGTTGATTTTGTAGATTACCTGACAAACCATTCAATGCTAACTTTAATGTTTCATTTTTCACTTTATCTCCATTATGCTTAGCTTCTATTCTTTCATCCTTAATTTGAGAATATACTTCTAAGAATTCTGGACCAAGATGCTTAGGATAGAACTTATATTCTATTAGCATACTTGGATATAGTGAAGCAACATCAATGTCTATTAGCATTTCATCTTCTTTAGGAATAATGATTTCAGGATCATTTTTAGAATGAATCCCTCCTACTCCCACAGTATAGCGCAAACCATTAAATATGAAGTTGTTTTCATAACCTTTTCTACCAGGAGATACTATCTGATTTTTCATATCATCTAGTACTCTTTGTAGAATAGGACTATCATACTTAATGAACGGTAGTATTACATCCTTTAGTGGTATATAATCCATTGGCGATCTTAATCCCTCAATATCCCACCAGGTTAAACCTGTTTTCTCGAGATACTTTTGAGCTAAGATTTTCATTCCAATGTTTACACCATCCTTACTAAGGACTCGTACTCCATATTCATCTTCAATAGCTATACGTAAATCAATATCTTTCTTACATCTATTTAAAAGCTCTGCAGTTGACTCTATATCATTGATATTATAATCAATCATATTGTTAAAATCTTCTAACGGAAGAGGCTTACTCCAATCACATACAAATTCTTGTACATTAGGATATTGCATAGTTACTTGAATTTCTTTCAAACCTACTCTAAGTTTATTAGAGTAAAGCATAGTAAGTAAATCAAAAGTATCAAACCAAATCTGATACTTCCAATGTTTCCAAGCTTCTATATCATCTTCTGTAGAAGTAGTAATAGTCCTACTTAAGTTAAATATAGAACTACATATTGTAGCTACATTATAACTCATGAGTTTATCTTCATACTCTATAATATAATTTACTATAGGGTTATCATAATGCAGATTATTATATCCACAGAATATAACCTCAGATTTTATTTCTAAATCTGTAGTATAAAAATCACCCCATTTTATGTAAGAGTCTACTTGTTTAAAGAACTTTACTAATTCTCTTAGCTGGTTCCTTCTTTCAGAGATTTCAAATTTATATATTTCTCCTGTTTCTGTATTTTTAACAGAACAGTGAAAGATATTTTGAAATACTTCAATATCATATACATAGACCTTCTTGTCGCGTATAATCATATCAAAAATATTAGTTAGATTCCGTGGTCAGACTCGAACTGACACAATCACACAGACTTACATTTTGCTGCGGCTCTAACCTCTTCTTAAGCTACACGGAAAACAGTACCATTTCAGTTCTGGTACAAGAACTTCATGAAAAAAAAACGAAGAATTAAGCTGCTCTAAGCATAGGCTTAATTATCTTACGATAATAGCTACGGCTAGATGCTATATCGGCTGGTTTTTTATCTTTTCCTTTACAGCCTCCAACATGCTGCTTTCTGTTCTTATTTCTACCTTCATAGAATGATAAGAATTTCAAGGGACATTTAGGTTTCTCTAAACGAAGCCTTGCTTCTTTTTGTTTTGCTAATTGTTTAGCTTTTTGTTCTTTAGCCTGTGCTTTTTTCTTTGCACGAAGCTCTTTCAATCTCGGACTTGACCAGTCTTCTGGCTTTTTATCCTTATTCTTTTCTTTATCAGCTACACTTTGTGCTAAGCGTTTATCACGCTCATCTTTCCATGCTTTATGTCTGATTCTTTTAGCTTCTGCTAATTTCCACTCTGTATAATTCTGCTTTCCCATAATCTTGATAATTTTTAGTTAATAATTAAGCTGCTAATAATGATTTACCGTCATAGTAGATGATGTTATTATCACCCTCTATGTCTTGTACAGTAATACCGGCAAATGAAGTATCTTTCTTAAACTTCTTTGCTTCTATTGCTGCTTTCTTTTTGGCATCGTCTCTTGTAAGTGCAATAAAGTAGTCTGTCTTGAAGTCATAGACACGTTTTTCATCGTCACTACGTCTTCTCTGTACAGTATACTTGAATTTGCGCTTGTTAGGCTTCTCTTTAACAGCTAATTCAGCCGCTGTAAAGCCTTTTTGTTTGCCTTCCTTACTGGGTAAAGGCTTACGAGCTTCTTCTTCAAATTTAGCCTGCATTTCTGCAAGTTTAGCCTTCCTACTTGCTAATTCAGCTTTTTTGGCTGCTCGATTAGCTTTCAACTTATCCTTTATCTGCTTTGTAGTAAGCGTAGTAGGTTTAGCTTTGACAAATAAGTTGTCTTTAACTATACGAGTAAATTTCTTCTTCTCTTTACGAGTATAGTTCACAGTTGGATCATAGCCTGCTTTCATAAGAATTTGTTTGATACGTTCTTTCTTGGACTGTGCTATAGCCTTATTCTCCTTCATAGCTTCAATAGCTACTTTGGTAGGCTGTTGTTTCCGTTTAGAACTCCAGGAGTTCCATTCTACTGTTTTCCCATCTTTAACTACAGTTACTAAAGACGGACCGATCTCGAAATCCCTTGTAGTTTCTACTGGACAATGTTTCTTGACGAACTTGCCGCCTACTACAATTCTGGGATAATTATGCTTTTTAGCTTTAATTGATCGTTTCTGATTTCTTAAAGTTTGTCTCTTTATCTTAAAGTTCTTATTCTTTTTCATAATCTTGATAATTTTAATGGTTATTTACTAAAGCCTTTTATTGCTGGCTTCTTTTTCTCTATCTCATAATATACCATGATAGCTTTGTTATTCCAACTTACTGAATCTATGGTATTGTTATCAGCAATATCTTTGAGAATAGAATTTACTCTATTCTCAAATTTACTGCTACTTTCAAAAAAACTTTTACGTATATAATATACTTTTTTCATTTTTATGCTGCTAATGATAATGGTGCTTCTTCAATACTGAGTTCTGCACTATTATTGAAGTCTTCAATCTTCTTGTTTAAGGCATTTATTTCCAGCTGTAATTTAGCCTTCAAACTACTAATATAGGCAGAAGTTAATTCTTCTGTCTTATCTAAGTTTTTCTTGCCTTTAGCACGCTTAAGTTTCGGATCAAGAGTCTTAATCTTACTTAAGTGAAACAACTGTTCTTGCTTCTCTGACAAAGTAAAGATATCAAGATAGTTGTTAGTTATTGGTAATTCAGAGAACTTCTTATAACCCATATTGATACACTGTAAGTACAATTTCAATAGGATACGTTCTTCTGCTTTTGCTTGGATGTCAAGAATCAACGCCTTCAAATCAAAGTTACGCTTAGCTCCCGTAGGGATAACATTTTCATTCTTGATAATATTCCAGTATTTAGTAATCTCGTTACTAAGTTCTTTACGACGTGTAATAATATATTTAGATGTAATTGATTTCATGTTCAAGTTGATTTTTTTAAGTTAATACTTGACCAAATTACGTCTACTAGTGTAGTACTGATGGGGCTTAAACCCATAACCGTCAACTTAGAAGGTTGATGCTCTATTCAATTGAGCTACAGTACTGTATTTAAACGGGACCAATTCATCCCGTGAAAATATATAGTTTCTTAGATAATATTCCAATTCAAATATTATAAAGTTTTAACCTTGCCTAGTTTTACAGGTATAACTACGCCTGGTCTAATTTCAATACCAGCGAAGCCAAAAGTGTTATCACTAATGACTACTTTGCCGGTTAGGCCCTTCTCTTTTGCGAATTTTTCAATAGCTTCCTTATTGATATATTTAGAGCGCAGCTCTCCAGTCGAAGCTGTTCTCAAGTTATCAAATAAGATATCTATAACACAATCGAGATCACGATTTTTTACTGCTTCCTCAAGTAATGCTTGTGTAATACCATTGAAAGCTATTTCATTCCTGGTTCCACCAGAACCAGTTATTGCATCTGCAATACGAATTGCTACATCAAGAATACTCACCGATTCATAAGTATTCAATAGCCGTTGCCACCATAAAGGTCCTTTGCCATAGTAAAAGAAGACCTGACCATCCTCTCTTACAGAAGTAGCATTAGGAGTTATCTTAGAGCCTCCGTCCCAACTCTGAACTTTAGCTAATATGGTAGGCTCAGTGTTAATAAGTATTTGCAGAAGATCAACCCTAGATTTAGAAATTCTGCTCATAGCTTACTTACTCTGCAGATTCTTCCAAGTTTACCTGGAGTGTAACTTCAGATTCATCAGAAACTACGCCACACTGCCGTTGGTATTCCAGTTCTATGCGTGCTGACTGATCCATCATATCTCGTACAGTCTCACTAAGCTTAAGATACTTACGAGACAATTCCTCATAGAAGTTGAGGACACCACGATTGTGAATAGCCAGCATTTCGTTCAGCATAGACAATTCCTCTGCTGCGAAGAACATCGGGCGACTGCCTTTCTTGCCGATACGTTCAATACATTCTGCTACACTTTTCCGGTCTGCCTTGCTAAATTCTGGCTTAACTAACTGGAACACAAAGTTCGGGTCGTTATCGTCAGGATTCAACATAATTTTCGGCTCACCGTCCAAGTCTTTAGCAATGAACTTAACGTCTAAGATGTCAATAGCCTTCACTACAAAGATATTGACTTCTTTCCGTAAAGTATTCTTATCGTTGAGCACATCTTCCTTCCATTTCAGGTCAGGATTGGTTGCTACTACGGTATAGATCTGTTCGCCAAAATAGCGACCATACTCTTTTGCTGTTGCCCGGTAACGAGCTAAAACTTGAGAGGCAACGCTCTGGTTACCTACTAATGCACTCACTACTGGTGCAGATGCTTTATTATCCATAAGAATGTTTCCTTTCTGAGTCCGTGCTTGATTTCACCAATACGAAACTCTTCTTAATTTTTAGTTAATACTTTGTTAATGCTCTCCACCTTTCGATTATTTGTTTACTAATGTACTCGTCTTATATAGTACCGCTTTAAAAAGCTTTGAAATATTAGCGTGAATTCAATCACATAATCTACTCAGTTTACTTTGAAAATAAATTTGAAAAATCTATGAGAAATACTCTGAGAGTTACTTCTGATAAAAAGATATGAAAATACTTTGTATGTTTGTAGATAGAATTATTTGTTTACAAAAAGTCTATCAACTCTTGCGTATTCATTCAGACCGTTTTTACGTTGCGCTGAACTTTCAATACGAAAACGTCCGTACTATATATCATATAATCTAGCATAAGTATTGTACTAGTATAATATACAGAGCCTATCATCAACAACTGGTATGTCTACAGGCATATAGGAATTACAACATTCTATGCGAATGAGGGTCGTTTAATCTAACGTTACTAAAATCACAAGCTCATTGCTTATAGCATGACCCACTTGTACCATTTCCAGGATTTGTTTGTTTATACTGCACGAATATTGGGATTTCCACCCTTCATCATTCCCTTGTCTTGCTTATGGATACTTCACATAAGTGTACTACTACCCTTATAGAGACAGTATAAGAAGTAGCAACAGGTTGCTAATGATTCAGCGTTCTCTTACATATATAGTTGCTGCTATATACTTTACGAGTGTCTTAACAGTCGGCATAACGGTTGGCAGTCGGGGTGACTCGGACTCCATATTCCATACTTACAACGCATGTTTATACTTCTGACCTATCATTGAACTTCCCAGTTATTAAAAGTTAAACATTAAAGCACATTTACTCATAGCTGGCTTTATTCAGCGTAGATACATTAGTAAATATAGTATAACATCTTATACTCCTAACCTAATGACATAGTCTTCTGTATCTCCTTAATCTAAGTACATCTATTAATAACAACAATTCTGGATTGAACTGCGTTATATTAAGACGAAGTTTACATATCTTGAAACTTATAAGCTCTGCCGTTTTTTAATAGGTGTTTTCTCTGCATCACCTTAGTGTATTTTTGCTGCATAATATGACTTGCTAAAGGTCACTGCATCTAGAATCAGAGTTATCGCGCCCTCAAACCGCTTAGTCCATCTGGGACTAGTCATTCCTCATTCAATTATACTCACACGAACGACTAAGCACGTGAGTCACTTCAGTCTTGAAAGGCTGTATCAATCTCATATACATCACTCCTACTTCATCCTTGGAACATTGCGTATCCACCTTCACGAGGACCCTATTTACCATAAGGCACAGGATTGGCTCCTGCTCCACGATAATCAGTCAAGTTTACATAGTGTGTACCATAACACGGTTACCCTTACATTAGTATCAGTAATTTACTACCTTCATAAGCACAAGTTCCAGTATCCACAATTGCATACTGCATCACAGCTGATGTGTGCTGAACACTATAGTTAGCAATCTATTTTTCCTTTCTGGGCGTATAGTTACGCTTTTGTTGACCGATTTTGGAGACCGGTGGTCGCGTTTCTGCTATCTCTTTTTTTCCATGAGTTGGCTGCTTCTTAAGGTGAAACTAACCTTTGCCTCTCGGCTTTACCTATCCTTTCCAAAGGGATAAGTCAGGAACCCTATTGCTCCTGTTTCATCATCGTGTTTATACTCCTTTTTGATTCATATCTTGATAATACATACGAGTAATATAGAAGATTTCGTTCTCCTTGCTTGCTTTGTAGTTCAGTGTGTCTTCTCTTAAACTACGAGTCTTTAGTAACAGTAATCGCCAATACGGTTCTCATCATATCGTTACTTATAGAGGGTTATGCACTCTGTCCCCCTTTTACCTTCCGTTTTTCAGACGTTTAGGCCTATCATCCTACCTTTTGAGTAATCTCACAGTGTTAGCTGCTAACATATTCTCGGATCCTGTATCTTTTCGGGCCATAGAGAAATGACTCTAAGCTCCCTAACGGGCGCGACCAGCATTATTATATGCTTTACCGCATGACTTCCCTGGAGTGATTTACGCTATAGTTTTGCTCCTCTCGAACTATGACATAATTATAGGTTTTTATAGTGGTTAATGTCATCAACTATTTTCCACTGAGCTTTTCTCTTCAGCTACATTTGAATGTTTCGGTTTTAACAAGGTAATTTCACCAGAAGTAAGATTAATTGTTGCAACAATACTTTTACCTTTACAAATATCAACAAACTTGTTTTTTACATCACTACTACTGATATAATCTACTGGTTCCATGATACTTGCGTTAAATCCGTCCAAACATTTACAAGCATTACTTACAGACAAACGTAAGTACTTTTCAGTATATAAGCAATTTCCTATACTACTCTTAGTCTGATTTCTAATGATATCAGACTGATCTCCTTCTACTATGAAGTAAGCGGATTGGGCCATGATGGAGCTCAGTTTGCACCGAGCTTCTTTCATGTCCTTAATGATACGTGATAGACGTATCATTTGTTTTAGTATAACTAAATTACTTACCATAAGAGTCTACTTTAGATAATGGAGTTACTGGTGATTCGTCATCAGATATCCTACTAACACTACGTACTTTTGGATATCCTGTTGAAGTCAGTTTCTCTACTACCTTTGTTCTCCACTTAACTACGGGTTTAGGTTCACCTGTAGTCTTTACATTCACAATTGCGTCTGTTGTTCCTTTCACGGATACTTCTAATGTAGATAGGTCTACTTCGACATCTATCTTCTCGACAGACTTTTTCACTTCACTACTTGCTATAGGGAATTTTGGCATCTCTATAGGTGAAGGAATTACAGGGGCTGCCTGTACTACTGTGACTGTCTGTTGCAGTCCAAAGCCAATTATGCAACTGGCGATGAACATGCCGACAGCCGTAATTATTCTAAAATTCATATTGATTATGATGTTTTAGAGAATGGTTATTCTTCTACGAAACCTACAAACTTTAAAAACCTACGCCAAGCGCTTAGTTTTTTTTTTCGTCTGCCGGTTTGTCTCCACCTTTTTCAGGATACTCCTTTTCTGTAGGAGCTGTGATGGATGACTGACAATATGCTGCCAAACGGGAAGCCGGATCACGATACAGATTGATAATCTGGCCGACTTTCAGACGTAATTCATCAGGTTTAGGACTTTCATCCTTTCCGAAGAAGTTAGTCTTGATAGAACCTATAACCATTCGAGCAATCTTACGATCATTCTCGAGTTGGTTTTTCTTAGATTCTTCTACACCGGTCAAATCGAGCGACCAATCTGCAAACAACTTATCAATATACTCTTCACCTAAGTTAGAGATAAGAGCTGTAATAGCCTTATCAGACTCAGGTTTGAGGTCTTTGTTGTCCTTCTGCTTCAAGCGGAAGTTCTCATTGATAAGAGCGCGAACCGTTTCTGCAACTTGTTCTTCACTCCAACCTGCCTTAGTCAAGTGATTGTGCAGTACAGAGTGTGCCATACACGGAGAACCAGTCTGTGAAGTATATACGTATACTGAGCTTCCAAGGCCTTTCAGCAAGCTAACAGGGTTGATACGGCTGAAAATTTCATTCATCCAATCACCCACTGTCATCTCGTCTAATGCTAACTTCTTGTCGGCATTAGTTTCTTTCAGGCCACGCAGTGTACGATACCATTCTACGGTGTTAACAATGTTCGTTGCAACGTTTCTTTCTTTGCTGATGAGGTAAGTCAACGCTGCATCAATTTCCTCATCTGTAGTGATCTTATTAGGATCAAGCTCCGGTGCTTTGATAGTCTTACCAGCATCTTCTGCAAGTTCCGTAGGAACCTCTGACTTATTAAAGTCAATAGACAACTGGCTACCATCTCCTCCCGGTAATGCTTTAGCTGGAGCGAGCTTAATGCCCAACATTTCAGCCATACCTTGCAACGGCATGAGTTGATTTGCATCAATCATAAGTTGCAATTCACCACGTTCACCACGGTTGAATAAGTCCTGACGTATGTCAACAAGGGCTAACAAGTTTACGACATCAATAGTACGGTTGATGTCAGCGTATACTTCAGGATAACGCTTTGCAAGTTCTTCGTTGTTAGCGTAACGCTGTTGCATTACGAATGACAACATAGCCTTTCCATCTACTGAAGAGGCTGTAGAACCTACAGGAATACCAGCACCAGTGATACCGCCTACAAGAGAGGTTGCACGTCTGAGCGCTTTCTCTTCTGGAGAAGGTTTATTCTCGTGAGAAACATCCTCAGGGATGATAGTAGGAATTTTGTCTTTTTTCTTTTTGGGTGTCTGACCTTGTTCCTTATTATCCTTAGGAGCCTCAGCTGCCGGTTTTTCTACTTGAGAAGGTTTGTCCTTCTCTTTCTTGTTTCCCTTGTCATCAGAAGGCTTGTCTTCTTTCTTGCCTTCTTTCTTGTTTGCAGCATTCTTTGCTTCTTCTTTAGCTGCTGCTTTTGCTGCTTTCAAAGCTGCTTTTCTTTCAGCTTTAGTCATTTCTTTTTCTGCCATAATTTTGATAATTTTTGGTGGTTAATAATACGTTAGTTCAGTCGATAGAATATTTAGAGAGGTCAACTATCATCCTCTATTGCTGGTGAGTCACGCCCGTTAGTATAGATATTACTAATCAATGCGTCTGATAACTTTAATTTCAATTCTGTCATGTTACTCACAACCCCAGATAGGCAATCGGTAGTACCTTCTGTCACTGTACACACTAAGCTTTGTGTGCATGTAGAATTGAAGTCATCAACGGTGTTGACTAGCTGAGTAATGGAAGTAGTATGATTGACCTTCTTAGAGGTTTCTATTACTTCCTTACTCAACATACCTACTAACAAGCCAGCTATGATGCAGGAGATATAAATCCACCACATCTTGTCACTGCGAAAGTTTCTCGCAAGAACAAATGCTACTATTAATAGCACGATAATCCAAATTGCTGACATGTTTGTAAATTTTTAGTTTAACAACTGTTTTAACTTTTCCCGAGCTTTGTTAAGCTGGGATTTTACCTGGCTCTCTGTGAGGCCAAGTTCTTCAGATATTTGTTTGTAAGACAAATTCTGAATTGTTCGTAGTTCAAGTATATGACGATACTTATATCGGAGTCTGCTGAAGGCATCTGTTAATCTAGCATCTGTTTCATTGAAGATATAATTATCTTCAGGCGAGTAGTCGGCCGAACTTCTCAATTGAACAGTACTAGTGTCATCATCCAACCAATAATTTGCATTCTCTTTCTTAGTACGTCTAATATAATCAATACTACTATTTATAGCTATAGTTTTTAACCACATTTCAAATGAAATATTGTTAACATAACTCTTTAGCTTTGAAAAAGCTTTAATAAAAGTAACAGATAATAAATCATCTGCAGCATCTTTATTATTAACAATACGATATATCGTATTATATATAATTCGATTATACTTCTCATAAAGCTTTGTGAAGGCAATTTGTTTACCTTCTTTCGCCTGTTTGATCAGATCGAAAAGCTGTTGTCTTTCTTCATCTGTCATAATCACGGGCTTTTTAGTGAGTATAGGGTCAACCAAGACCCTATACCCTTAGAATGGTAATCCAAGTATATACCTGCAATGCCATTCATTCCACTCGTCGTATAGTTTATCAAAAGCGTCCCAAATACATTCCATAAATTCAATCTTTAAGTCGCGAGTAAGAACTTCGACTGGTAATTTATTCACCATACCACAGACAATTCTAATTCTAACTTTTAAAGTAATCTTAGAAGCTATGCCAATCTGTTGTATTATGTTCATGTCAAACCATGATATTATCCTAGCTAAGTTCTGTTTATCAAAGAATTCGTGGAATTCTGTATTTTTAATTTCTCGATTCTGTATTCTTAAGAATACATACCAAGATGGTCTCCAATTTACTTGAGAATATCTTATAGGACACCCTCTTAAGTATGGATATGCAGTGAGACTATTTACGACCATAGCGAGTGCTATTAATTATTTTCAACATTAACACGTTTATCTGTGCTAAGTTGAAATCAGTTACACTGAGAATATATGCTTTTGTAGCTTCAATTCCTCTACCAGGAATTTTAATATCCTCAAGATATCTGTTAGTGAATGCCTTTAGTTGTTCATTACTAATATTTGGCATCTTCGTACCGCGAATAGATTGTCTATAAGGCGGTAGAGTACATATTTCTGAGTATTCATACTCTAAAAACAAAAAAGAATCAGGTTTTTGACATACAGTTTGTATCTCGATAGATTCTTCAGAGAGTACTGTAAACTTTCCTTTTTGAACAAGGTCGTTTATTAACAGTGCAGAAGTAATCCTAAGACAAGGAACTTCTCCAACTATATTAGCTAACAATTCAAATTGTTCTCCAATAACACGATAGATTCCAGGATGATTTAATTTCATGACTTTTTATTGATTTCTTTTACAAAGTTACTTACTACTCCTGATATTGCAGACATAGATAAGTCTGGATATTTATCAAGGAGTTTACTAATCGCTTCAGACTCTGAACGAGACTGATTAAGTATACTGATAAATTCAGTACGTTCAGCCTTAGAGTCAAACCAGGCAAAATATCTTATACGCATTGCTCTTTGTAGTTTCTTGCTTTTATTTCAAGTTCACGAAATTTTCTCTCATCTTCAGAAGTCATTCCGTCTACATCAATAAGATGTAAAATTTCTGTACCTCTTTCTTCCCAGAAGAAGAAGATGTTTCTTACTTTAGAAATACCTTCTTTATAGTGATACCTGTTCTTGTAACACTGTGGCACGACAGAGTTGATACGCTGTATCAATTTCTCTTTCATTCGTAATTCCTTACTTACCTTATCTAAGGGTTCAGGAAGTTTCTCTCTGATAAAATTAATTAATCCCATTTCAAATTAACAATTTATTGATTAAACCTAATTTTCTTGTAGTAGAAGTAGGACTCGAACCTACATATAGCACTCCTGCCTTGAACTTGGTGGTGCCTGAGGGGATTGGGTATCAGCTCCTTTCCCGCCGCCCCCGCTCTAACCAATTATAGTTATTCTACTCCAGCTTTTTACGACATTAGCTTAGCCGTTCAGATTATCACGCTGCTAAGCGAGTATAATCCATTACATAACTTGTATTGCCAGTTATCTGCTTATTGACCTATTCTATTTCCTCTATGTCGCTGTCAAAACC